GAAAACAGGATAAAGGGCTTTGTAGTTAGCCCAAGACGCTTAACTCCGTCTGCCCCTTCGGGCCAACCGAAACCTAAAAAGTCGAATGTTCTACATTCTTCTATGGGCTAGGAAACTATTTGTAATCTGGATTTCCTTTTTCTTCTTCTCTAATAATTTTGCTTCTAATAGCCTTTTCGTTCATATTTAATTTTCTTGCTGCAACTTTTACTGAAGAATATTTTTCTCCAGCGTATATAATTTCCGACGAAGTTGCATCTGAAATTTTTTCTTTGACCTCTTCCGTTCTAGGGATTCCGTATGTTGGACTATTTTCTCCAGAAAACTTATCTACCCATAATTGTCTATCCTCTGGAGAAAGGTTTTCGTAATATATTTTTAGTTTTGCTTTTTGTTGTTCTATTGCTTCCTGAGATTGGTGAGAACCTTTTCTATTTCCAGGATTATGTTTAAAATATTCTTCGTTCAACTTTGCAATTTTTATTCTACAATATTCATATTCTTTAGCAGTTGCAACTTTTCGTTCCCCTGTCTTTCTAGTAATCATACATTGATAAGCAAAAGCAAGTTCTCTATTATGCGGATTAGCCATTTGCAAAAGTTTATGACAGAGATAATGTTCTCTAGCTGTTAATAAAACTAAATTGTTTTGGTTATTAGTTCCTCCTTGACATTTAGGAATAATATGATGTTTCTCAAATATTCTCCTTTGCCTTTTTACTCGATATTTTGTCTGAGCATTTTTAATAATTTTGTTATAAATTCTCATGTAATTCATTTTCAATTCTCCATGTTTAGCTTTCTTTTATTTATGCATGTTCGCCCCTAAATCACGAAGATGTTACAAAGTTTTACAATATTTTTACAAATAAAAAGAGAGACCCTTTGCAGAATCTCTCTTAAAAATTTAGCGACTATTGATTTTTATTATGAACCAATAACCTTGTCTAGATTTACTACCTGGATAGCACGATAGTAACGACCAGAACCCAAAAGGGAATCTGTGATAGCATAGCGCGACATAACTCCAATATTTCTCCCGAAGTCATCTGGGCGAACAGCAGAGTTAAACAGACCAGTGATAAAGTCGGAAAGAATGATACCGGCATCATTAATGCTAGGACCCTTATAACCAACAAGAGCATAGTCTAGAGGAGCGAGAGCGTCACGATAAACGGTGATAGTTCCATTGATCTTACCTACTTCAGTAACGGTGGTAGTTGCATTTACTTCGGCAGTGTTGGCGGTGAACTGAGGCCCGGCAGACTGTAGAGCAGTAGCTACGCGAGGGCTGACGATAACGAAGTTACCGGCTCCACGGAAAGTAGCAGTTGCAATGTCATTAGAAGCCTTAGTGATTACGTTAACTAGATTAGAGAACTTTTCCTGAGACCAACGACCGTCGCTATTGAAAGCATCGAATGTAACGGGGACTGCTCCACCATTAGAAACGTTTACGGCGGCTTGAATCATACGACCGATAATTTCGCGGTCACGTTCGGCAGGCACTTCAATGGATAGGATGTCAAGCATCTCACGTTCCATATCTAGATTGTGCATCGCCTTTAGATCCTGAGCGGCTACGAGTGAGAAGCTGGCTCCAAGCATACGAACGTTTGCCTGAATAGCAACCTTGTCAAGATATAGAGTAAGCTGAGGCATTCCATTTCCAATTCCCCAAGCTTCAGCGGCGGAGGTAGCAATACCAGTACCGAACTGACCAGCAGACGCTCCGGAGAGGGTATAGATGGCAGAAGTAGCAGTGGTAAGAGCAGATCCAGCCTGTGAACCTGAATATCCAGAGAATTCGTTAAGAGCACGGAAACCGGCTTCGTAAAGATCGTTTCCACCAGTTGTTCCAGCACCAGGAACACCGGCCTGAACATATGCACGACGAAGAGCATAAGCAAGTCCGACAGGTCCATTCATAGCCTGAAGACCAACTACGCGGTGAGCGAAATGTTCGTAGTAAGCTCTGCGAACGAGGGCAAGGGCGATAGGTTGGAACTGAGCACCGGCGCCGTTATTTGAACCGTAGTTACCAGTGGTAGTTTCGCCAGTTACGCTTTCGGTAAGGCTAAAAGATTCCTGAGAAACTTGGTTTTCCATTAGAACGGCAAGATTAGCGCGAAGCTCTGGATTGGGGATGGAGGCAACGGAGAGCTTTCCGGGCATACGCATCCACTTTTCTAAAATCTGATCTCTACTTAGTTTACTCATTTTTAATTTCTCCTTTAGAGTTATTAAAAATATTTATTAGAAAGTATTAAAAAAATTTTCTCAAAGGTTTTCGAAAAACTACTTTAAAAGATTTTCCGAAAAATCCTCACAAAGTATTTCCGAAAACAATTAAAAAAGAGTCCTGATAATTAAATCAGAACTCTTAAAAATTTCCCGAACACTTTCTCAAAAACAATCAGAAAACAATCAAAAACTTACTTCAAAAGATCTGCAACGCGACCCAATCTAATTTCATCTTGGCTACGTTCATCTTTCTCTTCTTTCTTATCTTCTTCCAGGGTATCTAAAGTATCTTCGGCAAAAATATCTTCGTTTATTTCTTCTTTCTTAGATGATTTCTTAGAAGACTTAGAAGGCTTTTCATTCTCTTCTCCAAAAGGTGATTCAGCTTCTTCTAATACTTGAACGAAAGTATCAATCTTAGAAGCAACTTCATCAAAAGACTTTCCTTCGAACATAGTGATTACGCGACTCTTCTGTTTGTTAGAAAGTCCGTCAATCTTAGAAGCAATTAGGAGACCAGTCTTTAGTTCGTCATTCTTCTTCTGGAGATTGATAGTAGCCTGATAGGATTCGTTTAGTTTCTTAGTCAGTTCGGTAGTCTTCTCTTCAGATTCTTTAATAGTCTTCTCTCCATCTGTATCAAGCCCTACGAGAGATGTTTCGAAAAGCTTGAAAATACCATCTACAATAGGAGCGTAAGCCTGATGAATTGCGTGTTCCTTTAGGACTTCATCTGAAATTTTGTTGGTGATTTCCATGTCTAGCCATTTATCAAGATTGTCTAAAACAGATTCCTCTAGCTTTTCGAATTTCTCTGCATACTTTTCTTCTAGCTTTTCGGTTTCTTTTGCAACGGCTTCTGTCAATTGTTCTGCCACATACTTATCAGCTAGAGCCTGAAGCTTTTCTACAGCAGTTTCCTTAAATTCGTTAGTCTTAGTTTCGTAAGATTCTTTCAAAGTCTTTTCGGCAAGTTCTAGACGAGTTTTGACTTCCTGTTCGCAAAAGCTTTCGGCAAGTTCTTCTAGACGAGCCTTTTCCTCTTCAATAAGAATTTCGGCCCTTATCTTTGCTTTATCTTCAATTAGTGTAGTTACGGATTCTTCAAGTTCTGCGTATGATTCTGGAGAAAGTCCGTCTTTAAATTTTTCTAGGATTTTGTTAGCCATTTTATATGTTCCTCTTGTTTAAATTATTTAGGAAATTTGAAAGAATTTTTTTGGAAAGCTTCGGAAAAGTTTTTAGAGAATTTTGATAAATAGGTGGTTGGAATTTTTTAGGGTTTGTAGTGAAGACCTAAGTGTTTGATTTTGTCTGGAAATTTTCGTTCTCCTTTAAGATAAATTAAAAGATTACTAGAAGATATTTCAAGTTCTCTAGAACATTCTTTAGCAGACATCCAAAATCTTCCAGAATTATCATAAACAATTTTTTTAGGATTGTCTTGTTTAATCTTTTCTAATATTTGCTCAGGAGTTTTCGAAATATAATTTATATCATCAGCATAATGTAAATCTAAGTAATATAAATCTTTTCTTGTTTTTAATTTGCCAGTTAACGTAGATGTTAAATCTGATGTATTCATTTTTAAGTCTTTAGCAGCTTCACCAATCGATCCCCAAATTCTTCCAGTATTGTCGGCAACTTTTCTTGCTCTTGGTGATTCTCCTCCTCTATAAACAATTCTTTCTATTTCATTATATTCTTTTTCTAATTCTTCTTTATTTTTGTTTATATGTTCTTTATTTGTATAGTGTAAATCTAAACAATACAAATCTTTTCTAAATCTAATTCTTCCAGATAACATAGAACATAGGTTATTATATTGTATTTTTAATTCTTTTGCAGCATCTTCTACATATTTCCAAAATCTTCCATCATTACTAGCAACATGATATTTCTCTAATTCTTTTTCATTGTAATATTTTTCAATTTCATCTATTGGTTTTGGTATATAATTTTCGGAAAATATATGAAAATCTAATAATGCCAAGGCTTTTGGAAAATCTAAAGTTCCATTCATCATATTATAAAATGTTGATGGAACAATATTATATCTTCTAGCGACATCTATAATACAACCTAAACTATTTCCATATCTATCAAATACTTCTTTATTGTTTGGCGTATTCATTCCTTTATATTCTATTTTTGATAATCGTTCCAATTCGTCTATAGGTTTTGGGACCCAATATATATCATCTTCATAATGTAAATCTAAATGAACTATAGTTCTACTCATTGGTTTTAAACCACCAAGCATGTCATGAAAATGCGATTTTATTCCTAACGCATCTGCACATTCTTTTACACAACTCCAGATTCTTCCTGTATTGTCGGCAACTTTTCTAGCATTGTAATTATTTCCACCTAATCTCCAGGCACCATCTTTTTGTTTCCAAGGATTTTTATCAGAATTCGCATGCGCCTTCCATTTTTCTTTAGATGAATCATAATCTTGAAAAAATTGCCCACCACCATCACAATTATAGCCATTTCTATTTTGTATGGTTGAATCTAATTCCTTTATATATTTTATTTCCAATTCATCTAATCTTTCAGGAACACATTCTTCTAAAATATCAAATGAAAAATTTTCAAATCCATATTTTTTAATAGCTTTATGAAAAGGACAATCATCATTAAAATGACTATGTGATTTATATCTTTTCCAAACATCATTGCTTTGTCCAATATATAATTTTCCGTTAATATTATTCGTAAATTTATATATTCCACATATTTTCTTTTTAGCCATGACGAACTCCTTTATTTCTTAAAATAATTTTATCATATTTAATCTTAATAGTCAATAAAAAATTATAGTATAATAATTCATAGGTAGTTTAACCCTTCGGATGTCTACTATAATTTTTTAATAAGTTTTTCGAAAATTTTCTATAAACTTTCTTAAATCAACTTCTAAATTTCTGGTTCCATTTTTCGAAAGATCTTTCTGAAAATTTTCTACAGCAACTTGTCTAAAAGAGTCACCATCAACAATCCAATCAAATTGTTCTACCAAGCTTTCGGTTACTGCGATTGTTGCTGAAGGATCTACACAACAATCAGTAGCAATAAGTTTAAAATTGTCATTCACTTCACCATTTGATAAAACTGAACCAAGACCACGCGTACTACAGGAGATTAAAATACGGTCATTCATAAGTGCTTTTAATATTTTCCCATTCGGAGTATCTAAAGCCAAAGCAGTTCCAATATAATTATCTCCCTCTTCTGTTAAACTCTCTGTTAATATACAACTGTCCTCAAATTTTAATACGGGCGATTCAGGATGTGAAAGATTTCCTATAGATTTTCTCATTTTTATATGTGTATTAGTATACCTTTCAACTTCTGGGGCAACTACTCTCTTTCTATAAATTCTTTGATTTTGATTTTTTTGTTCACACATTATAAATGGCCCCTTAATTCTATAAGTTTTATCTTTAGAACCATCATTTTTCTCTTCAACCAGATAATCCAAATCCGAAGAATTCACGAACTCAGTCAGTAATTTTAATCTTTCTTCCGCCATAATTCCCCCAAAGTTTTCCGAAAACTTTCTCTAAAACTTTCTCTAAAAATCCCGATTAAAAATTATCCTTTCTTTCCGGCCCGTTTTTCTTTAAGGTCTGCGATAAATTCTTCTTTCTTCTTACCAATCTTTTCTACAATTTTTTTAGCAACCATTTCTTCAAGAACTGGCTTTAATGAGACATAATCACCTTCGTTAACCATTTCGATAATTTTCTTAGACATATTTAAAAACCCTCTTTCAAAGTATTTATGATAGAGGGTTTAGAGATTTTTTAAAAAGTTTTATTAAAGACTTTCTAATCTATTATTTTGCAGCCCAGACCAAACCATCATATGCGCAAAATAGTATATTTGTTCCAGAAACTATAGACTGAGTATTGGCAACTGTTCCATTATAATAGATTGACTGTGCGGCGGAAAGAGTATATGCAAAGTTTCTATTGAAAAATGTATATTCAAGACCAGTAATAGGGGGATTAGGAAGTTTAATTGTTACCGCTGAAGCATTTATAACAACCTGATTATCATATGAAGGATCCAACTGAACGGAGGATGATGTGATAGTAGTTTGATAAATGATGTTGTTAACGATAAGATTATTAGTAAACAAAGTTCCTGAAGTAGCTCCGGAAACGTATACGGAAACACCACCAGTAGAATCAGAGATAGCCTTATTAACATCTCTCAACCCAAGTCCACCACCACCTGAAGGATAAGCATTCTTTCCGGGCTTTCCATCAGATACTAGAGATTCCCAAAGATTCTCGCCTTCGGTTCTAATATAAACAACACCTTCATTAACGTGTTTGAAAGTAGTTCCAGGAGTATGTTCCAAAGGATTAGGCATATAATTCAGCTTTCCTAAAAACTTTGGAGAAACATTTACGTTTTTAGGAGCTTTCATTCCCTTGCCCATATCTACTACAAGCTCATTAGGATCTGACTTAACATATGCGGCAGCTTTCTTAGCATCTTTCTTAAATTCTTTTTCGTCAGAAGTTTCGTCAGATGTTGAAGAAGCTTCCTCGTTCATTTTTTGGTCAAGTGATTCTAGAATACTTTCTACAGAATCTACATCTTTTGCTTTAGGAGTTTCGGCTCCTTCGTTTAAAATCTTATTAGCAAGGTCTTTAAAATCCATTTTTAGGGTCCTCTTTTAGAATTATTTATAAAAACTTTCTGAAAAATTTTACGAAAACTTTATACCAAATTTAAGGAAGTTGTATTGCGCCTGTTTCTGCTTCTTCTGGAGGAGGTTGTTCTTTAGATCCTTCAGGTGTTTGTTCTTTTTCCGCACCAGTTTCTTCAGCATTAGATTCTTGGTTTTGCTGATTCATTTCTTGGTCTGGTGTAGGTTCTTCTTCTTCGGCATTATCTTCTGGTTCTTTATCTTCCTCTTTTTCTGCATTTTCGGAAAGTTCTTCAGCAATTTGATTTCTCTTTTCTTGATATTCTTCTTCATTATCTCCCCAAATTTCTGTCATAACATATTTAACCGGGAAGAGACCGTTTGGATTATCTTTACTAGCAATTAGAGAAGATGCCATGTTAATTACTTCCAAGCGAGATTTTAAGTTTAGAAGTTTCTTTTGTTCAGCGAAGGCATTATCATTACAGAATTCTATATCAAAACAATGTTCTCTAGTAAATTTTGAATCTACTTGATTAGAAAGAACCAATTGTGTGCAGAGAAAATCTATGAAAATTTTCTTAAACATTCCTCTAAATCTTCTAATCATTTTTTCGAACTTTAATTCTTCTCTAGTGATTTCTCCTGGAGCAGTATTAGAAACTACTGAATTAAGATTATCCGCCCAGCGATTTTTAGGAATTTTTAGAGATGTATATAAAGCGGTTAAGAACATATTTACATCTTCTATCTCACCAAGATTCATTCCTGATTGCAAAGTAGTTACGTCTGTTCCTTGCCCTTCTCTTTTAATAAACCAGTAATCATCAGTAAGAGCCTGAAACATTTTTGTAGAGTCAACAGTGCCGGATTCAGAATTGTAAGTATAGTTTTTTCTATATCTTGCAATCAAACCTTTCAAATATTCTTCAGCCTTTCCAGGAGGTAGTCTTCCAGCTTCTACGTTCCAAAGTCTTCTTTCAGGTGCTCTTACTAGTCGGTAAATAACCAAAGAGTCTTGAAGATTTTTATATTGATTCCAAGTTCTGATAGTTCCTTCTAAGTATCCTCTTACGTCTAAACGAGATTGAGAATAATTATTCCAATGGACATAGCAAATTTGATTGGTTTCAAATGCAGTATCTTGATTTTGAGAATAAAGAGTAGACAAAGCAAATCTTTTTGTAGACTGAACGTATTTTTCTATAGTTGTTCCGTTATAAATTGGATATGTATTTACGGCGGGAAGAACTTTCATTCCTATAATTCTTGTGCCTTGGTCATTCATAACTTTTTCTAAAAACAATTCAGAATCTATTAACCACATTCGGAAAAGATTCCATCCACGCTGGTCAAATTTTATCACTTCATCTACAATATAATCAAAAACTTTTCTAATATGTTTTTCATCTCTTGTAGGTAAATCTTTTTTGATTATTAGTTTTACATATTTACCATGTTCGTCTGGAGTAATGGCTTCGTCACAAATGGTATCTAGAGCGTTAGAAATTTCTGGGAAAAAAGACATGTCTCTATAAGTAGCGATTTTTTGAGCCTTTGATGCGAAAATTGATTTGAAGGCAGCTTGATTAGAAGTAAACATCGCATTAGGACTAGATGAATAAGACCCATAAAGATTTTGAGAAGCATCTATAAGCATAGACTCTTCTTGAGAAACACCTTGAGAATTTCTTACAATAGCATCATCTGTATCTTGGTCAAACTTGTTTCTAGCTTTTAAGAAATTGTGACTAAATGGGTTTATGCCGATGTTCATGAAGTTCCTTATTATTTCAAGTCATTAAGATTTGATTCTTCCAACTTCAAATATTTAGCTACCATAGATATTGAGGAGTTGATTATTTTATTACTTTCGTCAAATTTTTCAGAAAAATACTTCAAATTTTCCGAAAGTAATTCATCCAAAGTCTTAACTTGTGTCAAATCTTCATCTATTGTTTTCTTAATCTTCTTTAATTTTTTTTCTAACTTACTATCTTCAACTGACATAGGACTAATTGGCTGTCTAGAAAATGTTGCAGCTTTTGGTGCAAATACATAATTCCCCATAGTTAATGTAGTCGTTTGAGGAGCAGCACCAGGAGCCATAGGAACATCTTTCTGCTCTTCTTTTTTAATATCTAATAGATTTTTAAGACATCCTACAACTAAAGGGTAAAATCTTTCCGACTTTTCATCTATATCATATTCTTTCTTTACAATTTTTTCACATTTTTTCCAAAGATTTTCTACAGTCTTGGGTTTCTTCCCAGATTGTTTTGCAAGCGATTTCATTAGTCCTGTAGGCATTTGGCAAACCCTCTTTTGAAGTATTTATCTTAAGAGTTTTTAGCAATTATAGAAATATTTGCTCCAGATAATGTTCCAGAGACAGTTAGATCCGCTGCAAAAGAATTAACACCAAATGCGTTTATAATAACTATGCTATCTACATTAGAATTATTTGATATAGAACCTGATGATATGTTCGATAATGTAGAATTTACTCCAGAATATATATTAAAAGAAGCAGTATATGAAGTAGAAGACGTTCCAGAAGTTCCACTTACGAGAAATGCTACTAAGTTTGGAACTACATATCGAAATGTTTGTAAACTTGCGGAGGTTGCAGACGAAGTAGAAGATGTTGCGGCACTAACAAGATATAAAGTTTGGTATGTTATGTTGTTTATGGAATTTGTGGAGACGACTTGTATTTTATTCATTAGGAAATTGCCGCCTTGAAAACCATGAATTTTATTGCTATAGCTTCTGATAATGACGCATTCGTATTATTTCTAATGAATATTGTTGCTGAACCATTTGCAGGAGTCACAGCGAAACCATATGCACCTAAAGTTCCAGCAGATGTGTGATTTATATTTACAAAGTCATTTGCGCCTATAAACGAATTCGTAAGAACAAAGTTTACTGTAGTTGCAGAAGCTAATGCAGCACTACTCATTATAATATTTCCGGTTAGCTTATTCAAAGTAACGCCGGTCGCCTTATTGGTTGCTTGAACAATTTGACCACCAGAACCAATATTATAACCTATTCCCGAGGACCCATAAACAGGTCCTAAAAATGTCGCGGTTTTGTTCGCAGAAATTGTTAATAAATCATTTGTTCCGAAAACTCCAAATGTTATAAAATTATTCGAAGAACCATTTCCTTGATAACAAAAACCAAAGTTCGCAGCATTATTTGTAGCTTCCTGTAAACCAAAATCGAAATTAAATCGATTACCAACAGTGGCGGACATTCCAGTATTCAAAGCAATAATAGGATGTATAAACCCACCAGTAGCAGACATGTTTATTGTTAATGGAGAATCTACTGTAGATGTTAATGTTTGAGAATTCGCCGAAATATTTGTAGCAGAAATACCAGAAGATGTTATATTCACTATTATATTTTGGGCAGACGTAGAGTTTACGAAAAAGTTTATCGAGTTTCCAGATGTTGCGGAGTTTCCTATAGATCCAATAGATAAATTGCTTCCTTGTGTATAAATATATCCATCATTCGGACCATTTACATACCAATTATTAGCAGATTGTAAATATTTTGAACCATTTATTCCAAAATCTATATAAAAATTAGTATCATTTCCAATATCAGATGTAGCAACAAAATCTGTAGAATTAGAAATACCAGATGATTGATTTTGAGAAATTGTTTGAAAATATGAATTAATATACCCGTCCATTTCTAAAGGTGATCCTGGAAAAGCTTTATATATGGCACTAGTAAGAATTATATTAATATCATTCGAATACAATAAATTAAAATTACCAGAAGTTCCAGAAATATATCCAGGAGAATATATATTACCTGTCCCAGATAAAGTTCCTCCTGATAAAGGAAAATATGGATCATAATCGAATGCTGATGTCGCGGAAATAACCCTTCCAAAAGTATCTACAGTAAATATAGGAAAGAAATTTGGAGCACCAATTATAGCCGAAACACCAGTTGCCGAAAGATTTACGGAAATGTTTCCAGAAGTTGTTATAGGCGTGTTGGAAACTGTTAATGTGGTTGATGAAATACCTACAGATGAAACAGAACCATAATTTAATGACGGAATAGCAGACAAATATGGAAGAACCGGAATATCACCACTAGTCAAATATGTTCCAGAAACAACTCTACCATATATATCTGTCGTCACTTTAGTAAATGTTCCTGACGTTCCAAAAGTATTCAAATCTACATTTATATATCCGGCAGTAGTAACCGGAGACCCAGTTATCGTTAATGTGGTCGATGTAATTCCAACGGAGGACACACCGACTCCAGTATATATTATCCCGGAATTAGAGGATGCTTGAGAAACAGTCATTTCGTTTACTGTTACTTTATTGTTTGTAGCAGCATTAGACCACTGGACAGAAATATTCAAAGAGTTTTGGATAGTTGTATTTACGGTTGCGGATTCATTCAAATTTATTAAAGTAAATGTAGAAGAATCATAAAATTTCATTGTCCCGACTAAAATAACAGTTGCAGATGTTCCAGCAGATGTTTGTGGTTCTAATTTAGCATCTATTTCCCAATTGTATAAAGTATTGATTATGGAATTTGAAATATCGTTTCCAGAAACTCCAAAAGAAACCAAAGTATTAAACCCATCCACAAAATTCCAAGTTAATGTGTTTGCTAAATTTGCCCAAGATATGTTTCCACTACCTTTAATATATATTACGTTTCCGGGAGATTGTGTTAATACACTAAACGAAGGCATCCCTGGAAGTATAGAAGTTAGTGTAACAGAAGAAGAAATAATTTGAGGAGTTGTTATAGAATAATAAGTGGATGCCGGATAAAATACAGACGATATAGTTGATGCGGAAATTACTCTTCCAAAAGAATCTAAAGATATTACTGGTATATTATTTGTAGAACCATATGAACCAGCAGACACACCAGTTGCGGAAAGATTTACAGAAATATTTCCGGAAGTTGTTATTGGACTCAAGCCGACGTTTAGCGTTGTTGATGAAATTCCCACGGAAGAAACTGATCCACCGGACCCTCCTCCGGGAAATTGAATTGATATACTCGACGCCGAAATAATTCGCCCCTTAGAATCTACTTGAAATTGAGAAACGGAAGTATTTGTTCCATAAATTCCAGGAGTTACACCAGTTGCAGAAAGAACAGAAACTAAAGAGACCCCACCAGTTCCATTGAAAGATATAGAAGATGAGGACACATCACCAATTATAGAAAATGGTTGCGTGTTTAATAATTGAACTGAATTGGAGGCGGTGCCAGAAAGATTTCCGAAATGTGTTCCGGAAACTGTTTGAAAAGACGCATTACCAGCAGAGGATATGGTTGCAGATGTTACCCCTATATTAAAATTACCATCTACTTCTAAATTACTTACAATTTTCATAAATCTCCATTAAGACTGAACAATAATGTTTGAATTAAATTGATTACCATTAACGATATTTATGACCACAACATTATTGGTAGATAAATTGTATTTAACATCTGGAAGTATTTCCACATTATTTGTAAAGTCAAACATAAAAACATTAACATACTGATAATTGAGATTGTGTGTAGCAGACAACAAATAAGACGTTGCTGAAATTATAGCTGATGTCGTATATGTTTTATGGTCAGTTAATCCAGTATTTGCAAAAAGTTTTCCTTGAGAATCAATTTGTATGTATCCACTAGTTGATGCTGTAGTTGTTATTGGAGGAGTTAAATATAACAATCCACCGAAAATAGTAGTTCCGGAAATGTTTAGATTTCCGGGAGTAGATAAAGTTCCTCCAGATAAAGGAAGATAAAGACTTAATCCAGATAAAGAAGGTATTGCCGAAATTTGAGCATACTTAGAATTGAAAAGCGGATCCGCACTTGTGATTCCATATCCCGAAAGTGTGGTAGGCGAGCCTGAAATGTTATTCCAAGAAATTGAAGCACTTGAAGGATAATATGGAAGAGTCGGAATATCTCCAGAAGTTAAAGTAGTTCCTGAAATTACTCTCCCGAAAGGGTCTGTAGAAATTTTCGGAAATGTCCCTGAAGTCCCAAACGGAAAAAGGTTTACGGAAATAGTTCCAGAAGTTGTTATAGGAGTATTCGAAATTGTTAATGTGGTGGAAGCAATACCGACACTTGAAACACTTCCTCCGCCAGAACCGCCAGGAAATTGAATAGCCACATTAGATGCTGAAATTATTCTTCCTTTAGAATCAACTTGAAATTGAGGAACATTTATATTATTTCCATATATTCCAGAAGAAACTCCCGTGGCAGAAAGAACCGAATTTAATGTAACAGAAGATGTTCCATTGAAGGAAATATTTGCGGCAGATACATCACCAACGATATTAAAGTTCTGAGAGATAGTTAATTGATTAGCTTGATTCGCCGTTCCCGAAAGGTTTCCAAAATGTGTTCCTGAAATATTAGTTGCCGATACGAATGGAGAGACCAATCCACCAGTCATAATATCACCAGAAACGGTTACATATCTATTAACTAGAAGCTGTCCGCCTTCATAAAAATTGCTTGCGGAAATGTTCGGAACAGATATGCTTCCAGTTAATGCCCCACCAGATAATGGAAGATATGCCGAGGTAAATCCGAATAATGCGGAGGATGCTAATTTATTTGCATCTAAATTTTGTAACGCTGTTTGAACATTTGTTGCCGTAATACTTCCAATCGGAGTAAAATTTATTTGAGTTGCCGAATAGTCTCCAGAAACTGGAAATACGGAACCATTTCTACCATTCCAAGTATAGATCGAATCGGTGTTATCTATTTTATCCCAAGTAATTCCATTAGAGACTATCCAATCCCCAACCTGAAAATATGGAAGGCCGGCAAAAGCATCAGCCGAAATTATAATAGATGTGGCAGAACTAAAACCACCAGTTGGAATAGAACTTCCGGAAATTTGTGTTATATAATACCCACCAGATACAGCAGAAGCCGCAGGTAAAGTGGCCCCAGAAGAAGCGTTCCAAGTTCCTAAATAATGGACTTGACCAAATACTGAAGATGGTAAAAATGATGTAGGGACTTTCGCTGTAGAATCTAAAGGAGCTACACCATTAGCCGTTCCAGAAAGTGTTGTAGAAATATATAGAGTAGATAAAGAAGGTATATCAGAAACGATTAAAGTAGATCCTGAAATTACTCTACCAAAAGTATCTGATTGGATCTTTGTATAAACTCCACTAGTTCCAATGGGAGAAAGATTTACAGAAATATTTCCGGAAGTTGTTACCGGAGTCAACCCTATTGTTAACGTGGTTGATGAAATACCAACGGAAGAAACCGAACCATAATTTAATGAAGGTATTACAGAAAGATAAGAAAGAGCAGGAATATCACCAGATGTTAAAGTAGTCCCGGAAATAACGCGGCCTTTCGAATCCGTTTGAACTTTAGTATATATGCCAGATGTCCCAACCGCAGAAAGTGATGAAGAAAGTATTACAGATCCGGTTCCATTGAAAGAAATGTTTGAAGCTACTATATCACCGACTATTCCAAAATTTTGAGAATTTAATAATTGGTTTGCAGTAAGACTTTGTAAAGATACTCCAGAAAGATTTCCGAAATGTGTTCCAGAAATATTATTGGCAGATATGTTGGTTCCTGTTAATGGTCCAGTTAATGTTCCACCACTTAAAGGAAGATACAGAGATAATCCAGACAAAGACGGTATTGCTGAGATTTGAGCATACTTGTTATTAAATAAAACATCCCCGGAAACAATTCCATACCCAGAAAGAGTTGTAGGAGTTCCGGAAATTTGAGACCATGGTAAAGTCCCGATTGCGGAAATATAAGGAAGAACCGGAATATCTCCAGAGGTTAAAGTAGTTCCTGAAATAACTCTTCCATAAGGATCTGAAGAAAATTTTGTAAATGTTCCAGATGTTCCAAAAGGACTTAAATTAGCAGTTAAAACTCCAGAAGACGTGACAGGAGAACCAGCTATTGTCAACGTGGTTGATGTTAATCCTACAGAGGTTACGGTTCCTGTTCCTGAAGAACCAGCACCAGAAATATTTACGAAAGACGCATTCAAAATTCTTCCGAAAGAATCTATATTTAATACTGGAATTTGTGTAGTTGTTCCATAAGAACCAGGAGTTACACCAGTGGCAGAAAGATTTACGGAAATATTTCCAGAAGTTGTTACAGGACTTAACCCAACAGTTAATGTAGTAGAAGATACTCCAACGGAAGAAACTGAACCCCCTCCGGAACCACCCGGAAATTGAATTGCAACATTTGACGCGGAAATTATTCTTCCTTTAGCATCTACCTGAAATTGTGAAACATTAACCCCGTTTCCAAAAATTCCAGGAGTTACGCCAGTTGCCGAAAGAACGGAATTAAAAGTAACTGAAGATGTTCCGTTGAAAAAAATATTTACAGCAGATACATCGCCAGTTATTCCAAAATTCTGAGGAGTAGTTAATTGGTTAGATTGGTTGGCCGTTCCTGAAAGATTTCCGAAATGTATCCCAGAAATGTTCTGACCAGATAAATTTCCTGTTAATGTTCCACCACTCAAAGGAAGATACAAAGATAATCCAGATAAAGAAGGTATTGCCGAAATTTGAGCATATTTGTTATTAAAAAGCTGGTCTGAACTCGTTATTCCATAACCAGATAATGTTGTAGGAGTTCCAGAAATTTGAGACCATTGTAAAGTCCCAATTGCGGAAATATATGGAAGAACTGGAATGTCAGCAGATGTTAAAGTTGTTCCGGAAATTACTCTACCAAAGGTATCAGTTTGAACTTTAATATATACACCGCTTACACCAGTCGCTGAAAGGTTTACGGAAATGCTTCCTGATGTGGTGATTGGACTTAATCCAATTATCAGGGTTGTTGAAGATACACCTACTGAAGATACGGAACCGTAATTTAATGATGGAATCGCTGATAGATATTTTTTATCAAATAGTGTATCAGAACTTGTGATTCCGTATCCGGACAAAGTTGTCGGCGTTCCAGAAATTCTAGACCAAGCCAATGACGCAGAAATAGCATCATACGGAAGTTGAGGAATATCTCCCGAAGTTAAAGTTGTTCCTGAAATAACCCTGCCATAAGGATCCGAAGATATTTTAGAAAAAGTTCCGGATGTTCCAAACGAATTCAAATTTACCGAAATATTTCCCGAAGATGTTATAGGACTTGAACCTACATTTAATGTATTTGAAGTAATTCCTACTGAAGTAACTGTTCCAGAAGTAGTAGGAATTTGTATAGAAACATAAGACGCCGATAAAATTCTTCCTTTAGAATCTATTACTAATTGCGGTATTTGATTCGAACTTCCATACGTTCCAGCAGATACTCCAGTTGCAGAAAGAATAGAATTTAATATTACTCCCGACGTTCCATTAAAAGAAACGTTTGCGGCAGATATATCACCAATTATAGAAAAATTTTGAGAAGTAGCTAATTTAATTGTTTGTAAAGATGTTCCTGAAGATGGAAGATAATTTAATAAAGGTATGTCAGCACTTGTTAAAAGACTTCCGGAAAGAACTCTACCAAAACTATCTATAACTATTTTTTCATAAATTCCTGGAGTAGATACCGCAGAAAGATTTACATTTATATTTCCAGCGACAGTTATTGGAGTATTTGAAATTGTTAATGTTGTTGAAGAAACCCCGACAGATGTAACAGTTCCGGTTCCACTTGTTCCAGAACCACCAGAAATTGTAATAAAATTTGCAGAAACAATTCTCCCAAAATTATCTACAATTATTTGCGGGATCTGTGTAGAAGAACCATATAATCCAGGAGTTACACCAGTTGCAGATAATTCTACGGAAATATTTCTAGAAGACGTAGACAAAACCGATAATGAAGTCGAACTAACATTTAATACGGTTTGACCAGGATAGAATTCGAAATAACCAGTCGCACTTGGAGAATATAAAATTCTATTATTATCTAAATCAAAAACTAGAGAATTTGTCCTAATATTTGCGTTTAGATTAGTTCTAGTATCTTGTTTGTAATAAAATCTACCCTGAATCGCTGATGGCATTTATTTTCCTTAACGTTTAGAAATATTTATGGAAAATTAAACATCTATAAATTCGTTGCCGTCATATTCCAAAGTTTGGTCGTAAAAATCTAATTCTTCCGGATCTGTTATTATTCCATCCACAAAATCAGAATATATATAAATTATTACTATGCAATTATCTAAAGTCCAATTATTAAAAGGATCGTTCGGAAGACATTCAGTCAACCCTGGAACATATAGATAAGAAACTTTTTCAAAATTTACTTCACAATTATCTTGAAATAAATCACCACAAGCTACCTTAACATTACTAGGAATAATTAACTGCATTGTCCAGCAACCAATTGTATAGGATCATTTGGAAGATTGTCAAATGCTGGACCTAATGTATAATTTTTGTTTCTAAAGTTCTCTAGATAAAATGTATATGTATGTTTCCCTTGAAGAAATATTACGTCTTCTAATTTCACCATATTGATTCTATAAAATTGTTGATTATATTTTGCGTAAACAAGGTCTCCAATTTTCGGAAGATATGTCGGAAAAACTGCCGAAGTTCCTGAAGAATCATATGTAGAAACAAAATCATAATGAAGTTTCGAAACATATATCGGAAAATTATCTGTTCCTACTATTCCTAAAATCCCTACATTTCTTCCTTCATTCGGTAATTCATAATAACCCATATATTCGAATTTTCGGTTTATTACAAGGTTGTTAGTTTCGCCAAAAAGATAATCCGGATTTACAAGGTCTACAGGATAATAAATCATTTGAACCCCACGTTCGTTAAAGCCTTCCATTTGTAAAACTTCATAAAGACTTCGTTCACTGTCATAAGCCGAAGTGCATTTTACAAAGAATCCATTAGGCATAAATCCGAATTCGTTATAGTTCATTATTTTCCTTAAAGCAAGTTAGACGCAAAACTAGTCATATCATCTAAAACTGGATTAGGATTTTTCGAAAATACTAGGTCATCTTGCGGAAGGTTTGTAGCAGGGTTTCCGTAATCTGGCTGTTGTGGCGCTCCATTAAGACTTCCAAACCCTCTCTGATAATCTTGAGATGGGCCAGGGGGAGAATACTGAGGTTGTCTACTCATTCCTGGAGTGTATAATGGTTGATGATATTGTTGTCTTTCTGTTAATTGTCCTTCTTTCCAATCATAATCTAAAAGACTCGCGGCAGTTCCTAATTCTTCTTGAAGTGGACTTGAAGGTTTTTTCTGAGATTTTTCGGAAACTTTTTGAGAAGGTTTTTCGGAATGTTTTGAAGAATGATGAGAAGATTTAACAGGCTTTTTATAGTCTCTTATCTCTTCAAGAAGGCTAATACAGTCCGAAATAGTATCTTTATCACCAGACTTAATTAGTGATGCTATTAGATTTTCAATGTTTTCTAAAGACATAGTTTAATATCCTTTCTATATATTTATTGTTTCATTCTCATAATCAAACTGTTGCTCCTCATAATAATGGAGCCTATTATTTTTCCAATGATTATAACAGAAATTATTATAAGTTTTTTTTCCATCAGAATAACGGCAATCATCCACCACATCATGTATTGTTACATATTCTTTCGATTCATGTTTTCGCAAACCTCTTCCAATGCTTTGTAAAATTTTTATCTGAGATTTGTATGAAGAGAATAATACAATATGATGCAATTTTTTAACGGAAACACCTGTAGAAAATGTTCCATAAGATGCCACCAAAATTGAGCCAGATTCGTTTTCTAAACCTTTCCGAATATTTTCTCTAACATCTGCTTCAGTCTTTCCGTAAATCTCATGAACAACTTTTTTAGGAAACTTTTTTTCAAGGTATATCTTAATACTTCTCAAATGTTCTATCTTAGTTACAAGTATTAGAATGTTATCAGTATCTTTAGAATTTTTAACAATGTGGTCTAAAGCCAAGTTTCTGTTAGCATATGAATTTATATCATCTACTTCTTTTTGATAAGAACTTCTAGCAATCTTCATGCTTTCTGGATATCTAAGAATCAAATTTTTAATCTTAATCTGAGAAATGATTCCCTTGTCTATCAATTCTTTCGACATAACTTTATGAATAACTGGACCAAGATATCCTACAACTGTATTAAAATCTGCTTCATTATCAGGCATAGAACCAGTAAGACCAATTCTAAATTTTGCTTTAGAACATTTCTTACCAATTTCCGAAATGGATTTTCCTTGCATCTGGTGACATTCATCTACAATCAACGCATCATACTTTTCGAAAAATCTCTCATCATTTTTGTAAACACTTTGCCATGTAGTTATTAAAACATTCTTAGATAGGTCTAGAATTTTTCCACCATAATTCAAACAAACATTATCTAAAACATTATTCCAGGAGTAGTCATTCTTAAAATCAGAGTAAAGCTGTTCTACCAAAGATATAGAAGGAACTATCAATATAACTTTCTTCCCTTTAGCAATTAAATATCTCACTAAAGAATATATTATTAAAGATTTTCCAGAAGATGTAGCAAGATTTAATACACCTCTTCCGAAAGTTATAGCTCTAGATATTGCTTCTATTTGGTGGTCATATGGAAAAATATTTACAGAAGGTGGAAAAACTACTTCTAAAAACTTTTGCAAAAATTCTTCGGAAACCTTTTCTCCAAACTCTGATACCTTAAATTCTAATACAGGCTCATAAGAATAACTTTCACAAAATTTTAAAAACTTTGATAGAAGGCCAATTGGAAATAGACCATCTCTTGTTAGAAATGATATCTTTCCAGTCCACTGAGAGCACTTATACGCTGGAGAAAACTTATAATCCTTTGCGTAAAATTCCATTAAAGGTTTCAATTCATTATATTGAGACTTATCTAAATTCGCTTGAAGAAAAACTTCCGAAAACTTTCTTACATGTATCTTGTCCATATTAACTATTTATCAAACATTTAAGAAAAGTCAAGAGAAATTATAAGAAAACTTTAAGAAATATTTTCGGAAAAGACAATAAAAAACCTTCCAGAAAAACTTCCGAAAGGTTCCAGTATGAATTACATGAGCATAAAATAAGCCGACTAAAGGTAAACCTCTAATGTCAATTTTATTTATCAAAAAGAAAAACGACCCAAAGTAAACTTCAGATCGTTTTATAGGAGGAGAAAAACAGCTAATAAAGAATAAACTCCTTACTTCAAATCTATTGTAACAAATTTAATCTAGGTTGTAAAGAAGAAACTTATAGATTATGCCAGGACTTGTAGAACTTGTCTTCAGCTTCTACAAATTCTTCTACATCTTTTAGAAAAGCCTTTAGTTTAAAAAATTCAGAAACATTTAATTCAGTAGTATCAAAAACTTTTCCGGCTTTATCTACGATTGAAACCTCTACTACATCTTCGTCTTCTGTAGGCTTAACATAAAGAGTTTTCTGGACCTTACCACCCCCAAAGAAATCTTTATACTTTCCGAAATCATTTTTAGAAACGATCCCAATTTTCTTAAGGTCTGCTTCAACTTTTTCGGAAAAATCATAATCATTTTTTGCTTCAGTTAACATCTTCATATATTCTGGAAATTTCATTATTCTTCGTCCTCGGTTGGAATTTCTTCGCTAGGGTTAAACTCATGTTCTGTAGTATCTATTTCGAACTTAGGTAACAATTCGTTTTGAAATCTATCTCTGACTTTCTCTAAACTATTAGCAATTTCTCCGAAAATTTTCTTAACATCGGAACCAAGCTTTTCTTTAGTCTTACTTCCGGAAACTGTTTTCAAAATTTTCTTAATCTTTTGAATAGTTACTTCGGCTGTTCTTAAATCTTCCGAGACTTTTCCATTACCATCTAGAGTAGCTTTTGATGCTGTGTCTCTAAAAGCGTCTGAAAGATTGTCGGTTAATGCTACATAAAGTTCTATAATCTCTTTCGAAAGTTCTGTTTCAGTAGCTTCATTCAATATTCTCTTTTTGTTTATTTCATTTTCTACAAGTTCTGAAAAATCCATAGTAAACCTCTTTTAGAAATATTTATCAAAGTTTATCAAAAAGAAAAGGCCCAACTTTCGAAGAGCCTTTTTAAAACATAATAAAATTAAACTTATGAATTATAAATCGTTGGTAAGTATCCAGCTAACCAAGCTCTTCCTTTCTTAGTAAGCTTTTTATCTTCTTCAGTTAGGAGACCATGTTGAACCAAGTCATCATCGGCAACAATTTCCTCATTTACCATACGTTCTGCCAAGTGTGCATTATAAAGACTTCTGACAGACTTTGGAGAAAGCTTTACGAAATCTTCTTTAAGAGCTTTTGGCGCAGTTGCTTCTCTCTTTTCAATTTTAAGATTGCCACCAAGATCATATCCAAGTTCGGCTTCAGCTTTCTTTAGAGCGTCACCCTTATCGGCAGCAGGACCTTCCCACTTTACTTCACCATCTTTCATAACTACCCAAACTTCAGTCTTATCATTTTCTTTTTCAACTTCATCTGGGTCTTGAAGTCCTTTAGGTTCATTTTGAATGAAAGTCGGTGCCACATCTACAATACCGAATCGTTCAGTTTCTGTGAGTGTGTTTTTTGAAAGCAAAGATTCTACCAAACTTCCAATACTATTTTTCTGAGTCATTTTCTGATTCCTCTTTATCTTTATTTATAAAACTATTCAAATCTTTTTGCGGATATTTTTGTTTAATCAAATCTGTAGTATATACAAGACCATCTTGAATTTTTTTCTTAACTTCTTCTAAAACTCTTTTCGCATAAATTTCGGAAGCTACCATATAAAGGTCTTCGGCAGTTTGATATTGATTTTGAGAGTATAATTCCCGAGCTATTTCTAAAATATCATCGGAAACTGACATGTCTGGTTTAGGAGTTTGTTCGGAATTTTCTTGAATAAATTTTTTAAATCGCATGAAATTATTTATCAGAAATCTAAACCAGCTTTGAAACGCATATGAGCAATTGAATTTTTAATTTGAAATCCTAAGTCTCTAAAATTTTGTAGAGTGTTTTCGAGATATATTACAACCTCTTCTTGAAAATTTATTTCTTTACAAATATTGAAGAATCTTGGGTCTTTATACATTTGAGACTCAATCTCATCCCGCTTCTCTCTTCTGATATCTGAGTAAAATTTAATTTTTTCATAAAGTTCTCCATAGAGGACTTCTTTATCGAGCCGTAGGTCTTTCAGTTTAGTTGTTTCCTTAGTGAATATATCTAGATAGAAACATCTCTTAATGACTAACTCTTGAAGTTTAGATTGAATAGAATCTTCATTGAAAGTCAGTTCCTTTTCTATCAATGGTTTCAATTTTTGAAGTTCAAGTTTAGTCATGAATTAAATTTCCTCTATAGTTATTTAGCTTTGAAGTTAATGATGAACCGTGATTTTTAAGATTAAATTGCTGTTAATTCTAATTCAATAAAAGTAATTGAAATGGAGACCGTAGGGAGCCATTTCTGAGTCCGAAGGACGAACTTTAATATTGTGATTAAGTTTTTTCTAAAAATGATAATTTCAAAATGAGCATAATTATTCATTGTTTAGAAAGTTTGAACCGTATGAATTAAAAATGGTTCGATTGAATTATAATTTTCTTATTGAAGATAGATTTAATTACAATGGTCCTATAGGTTCGAATTTATAGAAATCTTTAACTTCAATAGATTGTGATTTATATTTTCTAAAAACTTCACTTCAATATGGTTCAATGCAGTTCAATTTATAATCATTTTCTAGAAAGTTTAATTACAATTCTGTTCATGGTCTTTCAGTCAATCTCGTTCCTCGATTGAATCGCTTCGCTCAAGTCCTTTCTAATTCATGGTTCCGTTTCAGTTCAACTTTCGAAAAATTTCTGACAGACCCACCCTAAATCCCTCCCAAAAAATATAAAAATTTTTAGAAGACAATTTAAGGAATATCTAGACCCAAGAAATGTTTTACTCTTTTTATTTGAAATCCTAGAAAATAAATTATAAGAATTTCAAATTTGCAAGAAACGTAAACCGTAACATTTCTTCGAAGTTTCTCTCATTTCTTTAACAATTTTATTCTTCCATTTCTCCAGAAGACTTATTATTTGCTAGAGGCTTTCTTTTGGTCTTTTTTTCAGAGCCAACACCTTATTGAGAAACTTCTACCCAAACCATTTTCAGATTTGTGTTTTAGAAAACTTTTCAGAAACATTTTCCGATAGTTTTCTTCAACTTTTCCATCATATCATATTTAATCTCATGTGTCAAGGTAAATATATCCGTTCATCTTTTTATTTAGCCTTCTTCTCATCGTAGTGTCTGGTATACTCATTTCGATACATGCCAAGCAAACACTTTCGAAAACTCTATCATATATTTTTACAGGGCGACTTTTCCAATTTAATTTTCCAGTGTTGAAATATGCATTTTTAATTCTTAGTTGTTCGTATTCTTTAGAACTTAATTTTATTCTTTGTTGATTTTCGGAAGAACTTAGAGACATCTTATGATAGCCCATGAACAAACTTTTATTTTCAGGATAGGCTTTTGATAATAATTTATGTGCAAGAAAATGTTCTCTAGCAGTTAACAAAACTAAATTTTCTTTTTTATTAGACCCACCCAAACACTTAGGAATGATGTGATGGTTTTCTAAATAGTCTGAGCCTTTCTTTCGGTTTTGTTCCTTGGCATGTTCTATCAGTTTATTGTAGAGCTTCAAGTTGTTCATTGAATTTATTTATGTCGGTCCTGTCTCGTTTTCGAAAACTTTCTTAGTAATATTCTCTAAAATTTCTCTAAACTGCTACTTGACAATGGAGATTAAATATGATACAATAAGAATATAATAGAGAGATTTCCAAAATGTATGTTCGCGTAAATTATCAAATTGTAAAGAACTTCCTTAGTTATGGAAATTCTGAAACTAAGTTAGAATTTGAACCAGGGCTTTCTTTGGTGACTGCTAAAAATGGAGGTGGAAAGTCTACTCTGTTTTTAGATGCAGTTTCTTACAATCTTTACGGAAAGCCTTATAGAAATATTAAGATAGCAGAACTAGTAAACCGTAAAAATGGTAAAGGATTGTATACAGAAGGTTCTTACACAATTGACGGAAAAGATACTTACAGAATTATTAGAACATATGCTCCACAAAAATTAGAAATTTACAAAAACGAAGAAACAGTTCCTTTAGAATCAGCCTCTTCGAAAAAGTTAGACCAAGACGAAATCACAACTTTAATAGGAATCAATTACGATATTTTCAAACTTGTAATCGCAATAGCTACTTCTACAAATCCTCCATTTCTTTCTTTAGGACTTCCTGAAAAACGTAAAGTAATGGAGTCTATTTTTTCTATAAACATTTTCGGAGAGATGCTTTCAAAAGCTCGGAAGAAACTTAACACTACAAAAACTGACAAGACTATCTATCAAAATAATGTAAAGAATTTGGAAAGTCTTTTGAAAACATTGAATTCTCAGATTAAAGAAATAGATGATTCGATTAAAGATTTTGATTCTAAGAAAGACGAAGAAATTAAATCATTAAAGACTAGGAAAGAAATTATAGAAAAGGATATTAAAGAACTTTCCAAAAAACTTAAGGAAATGTTATCTATCAAAATTGAATTAGATAATAATGATTATGTATCTGAACAAATTAAAATAGACACTGATATAAAAGTTTCCGAAGCTAAGATTAAAGAGAATAAAACACAGATAAAGTTTTTAGAAAAGAATACTGAATGTCCTCTATGCAAACATGAGTTAACAGAAGAACATAAGAAAGAAGAGTTGAAAAAATTAAATGACAACAATACTAAACTTCAAACAAAGATTGACGGGTTGAAGAAAAAACTTTCGGAAATTCTTTTGAAAATTACTAAGCAAAAGGAAATTAAAAAACTTTCCGAAGAAACTAATTCAAATGTTTCTATGACGAATTTGAAGATTAAGAATTTAGAAAAGAATAAGAAAGATTTAGAAGAACAAATTAAAAATGTAGAAGAAAGAGTTTTTAATTTAGACTCTACAAACATTAAGAAAGAGTTTGAAGAAAAGAAAAAGACTTACAAAGAATATGCGGAAAATTTCGAAAACCTTTCCAAAGAAATGAAGAAGCTTGAGATGGTTGTTAAGATGCTTTCCGAAGAAGGTATTAAAAGTTATTTTTTCAAAAGGTTGGTTCCTGTTCTCAACGCTAAGATAAACGAACAACTAAATATATTTGATCTTCCAGTTGTGATAAATTTTAATGAAAACATGGAAGAGTCTATAGATATTGTGGGTTCATCTGAGAAGGGAGTTTCTTACATGAGTTTTTCTGAAGGTGAGAAGAAACGTATAGATATTGCTATTCTTCTTTCCTTTATAAGCACCATGAAGACTATTTCTAATTGGAATTGTAATCTTTTAGTATTCGACGAAATTCTTGATTCCGCTACGGATGCGGATGGTTTAGAAAAGTTGTTAGGGTCTATTAAAGAAATTACTTTGAAAGATTCTAACATTTGTTCTTATGTAGTTTCTCATCGTGAGTCTATGCAAGATTTATATGATAGGATTATAGAGATAAAGAAAGTGAATGGGTTTTCCAAAGTTGAGGTAAAAACGAATGGCTAAGAAAAAGAAAGAAGGGTATTTTAATAATGAAGAAGTTTTAGAATTTTTTAAGAGAAGAAATTTCTTAAAGTCTCTCGAAACAAGAACATTTCAAGAAGATAGAGAGTTATTCAAGATTAAAGAAAAGTTGGGAGTTCTATATTTCAAGATTTCCGAAGGACTTTTGCGTAGACCTAACTTTTGTAATTATGATATTGCTACAAAGTCCGAGATGATTTCTGATGCAGTTTATAATTGTCTTAAAGCTGGTGATAATTACGACGTAAAGTTTGATAAGCCTCATGCATACTTTACGCAAATTTCTTGGAATGCTTTTATCTTGAATATTAAAAATTTGAAAAAACGTTCTGGATTGATTCTTCCATTGTCACATATAGAGAACATGGAAGCTGGAGATGATGGAGCAGGGGAATGAAAATAGCTTTTGTAACTGACATCCACATGGGTTGCCGTAGAGGTTCGGAAGTTTTTCTAAAATCTCACTTAAAGTTTTTCAAAAACCAGTTCATACCTGATTTGAAAGAGCGTAAGATAGACACCATAATAATTCCAGGAGATTTTTTCGATAATCGCCTAGCACTCGACTCCAGAATTTTAGATAGTGTGTTAGAACTTTTCGAAAACGATTTCAAAGACTTTAAAATTTATATCATAGTAGGAAATCATGATTCTTATTTGGAAAGTTCTATTCATATAAATTCTCTGAAAGTTTTAGAACACTTTTCTAATGTAACTGTTTTCGAAAAATCTAATTCAATTAAACTAGCAAACAAGTCATTCTATTTTGTTCCTTGGGTTACAAATTCCGAAAAGTTTTTAGAAGAACTTTCTCAAATTAAAAAACATGACATCTGCGTAGGGCATTTCAACTTCTCATCTTTCTTAATGCACAAAGGGCAAGAATGCGAACACGGTCTCCCTTCCGCCCCATTTTTCGAAAAGTTTAAGCTCACGATCTCCGGACACTTTCATACACGTTCAGAAAAGGTTTTGGGAAGCTCTAGGATCGTTTACATAGGTAATCCGTTCCACATGACTAGGAATGATATAGATGACCCTAGAGGATATTCTATACTTAACACTGACGATCTTAGTTTGGAGTTTGTAGAAAATACACAGTCTATAAAGTTTGTGAAATATTTTTATCCTCAACCTTTGGAAGAACATCATATCAAAGGAAATCATGTCGATATTTTCATAAACATTGACGAGAAGACTGACGAAAAGCTTGTAGATAAATATTTCGAAAGGCTTGAGAAATTTGAACCAGCGTTTCCTATAAACAAGAAAACAGTTAATAAAATAGACTTGAACGCTCCAGATGAAATGCAGGGAGCCTCTATACCAGAACTGATAAATGAATATGTAAATGCTCAAACGATAGAAAACAAAGAAGAAATTTTAGAAATGGTTTTTGAATTTTATAATGAATGCAAAAACTCAATGTAAGGAACCTTGATATGATTCACGCAAAAGTAAAAACTGAAGAAGATTTCGTAAATAAAGATGTTGCAGAAGCTAAGGCTAACGCTTGGTTAGAGAGATTTAAGAAAGTTGCTAAAGAAAAGAATCTAGATATGAACAAAGATTTTCGAAAAATTGAACGAATACTTGACAGAGAAGATAGAAACAGTCTTGAAAAAATTTAAGAGGAATAAATGAATGGACTTTGAAAAGTTTAAGGAATCTATTGAAGAACTTGCTACGAAAAATGTAGAAGTAATTAGACCAGAAAGTTTGTCTAATGTAGTTCAAATTAAAAAGAATGTATTATTGAGTTTCGTTTCTGATGCTACTGGTTGTGGACATATTAGAAACGTGTTCCCGATGACTTATTTGAACGCACTTTTCGGAAAAGAACAAGTTTGTATTCCTATCATTTCTCCAATTTTTATTAAACAAGAAGACATTTTAGTCAAGGCAAAGGCAATCCTATTTCAGAGAAACATGGCTCCAGAACATCATCAACATGTCCAGTGGTATAAACAGAACCAAGCTAAGTATGGTTATAAAATGGTTTATGATATAGATGATTTTATTTGGGGACATAACGAAAAACAGGGTGGAGATAAGGAAGACGGCGTTCCTAGTTATAACTTTGGTTGGCATGGAATTACAGAACCAGTTAAGAAATACTCTGTAGAAATTATTAAACTAATGGACCACGTTACTGTTACAAGCCAATTCTTAAAAGATTATATGATAAATGAATTAGGAATTACATGTTCTATTTCAGTTCTTCCTAATTCTATTCCTATGTATTTTTGGGGAAACAAACGGAAAGCTCCTAAGAAAAATCCTATCAAGAAACCTAAAGTAATCTATACTGGTTCTCCTACTCATTATTCTAATCAGGAAAGAATGTTAGGAGATTTCGAAAACTCTTTCAAAGATTTCGTTATTCAAAATGTCTTAAATGATAAAATTGATTTCGTTTGTATGGGAGATTTGCCGTGGTTTTTCGAAGGTATTAAGACAAAGGTTCAAGTGTTGGGTTGGTTAAATTCTTATCAATACCATCTTGGAGTAAAGTCTGTAAATGCTGATTTTGGAATTGGACCACTTGTAAGAAACAATTTCAACTACTCTAAATCAAACATTAAGTATCAGGAACTTGCTTGTGAAGGAATTCCTTTTATAGGAAGCGTTTTCACAAATGGTAAGCCAAGTCCTTATGATACTTGTGAACTTACCGTTAAGGACGTTTGCTCTGTAGAAGATATTGAGAAAATTGTGTTCAGTCTTTCGGAAAATCCTGAGAAATATAATGACGTTGTAAGAAAGCAATATGAATTTTTAGATAGAACTGGAGGATATCTCGAATCTCCACAATATGTTCAAAAACTAGTTGATAATTATTTTTAAGGAGATTTTCCGAAATGACTAAAAAGAAAACTTATTATCCAGTTGTTATGTGTGGAACGTATTTTCCGGAAGATTTGCTTCTAGAAATAAAAAAAGCCGCTATGGAAGAACATGACGACAAGATGAATCTTTTGGATTTCTTGTCAGCACTTTTTCAAGCATTTGATTATAAAGAAGTTCCTTATATGAAAAATGTTATTATGTTATCTACAGAAAATTGTGTGTTTTATCCAGAAGAAGATTTTGATAAAGGATATTTTATTGGTGTAGATATATTAGAACTTCCAGAACATCTTTCGAAAAAACGTATGCAAATTGACGTAAGAAAGATTTTCGAAGGCGTTGGAATAATGAATCCTGACGAAGATAATGACGCTATCCAAATCTTCGCAAGGGTTATTTATAGTGCATAAGATAAATTTTAAGAAACCTTTTCAATATGTTTGGTCATATCTTTCCGCAAAGTTTGGACCAAGAGTTTCTTTAGATGTTTTTATAAATCGTTTAATCGTTTGTAAAGATTGTTCTTGGAATATTCAGAAAGATACTCGAAACTATTGTCGAGCTTGCTTTTGCCCTGAAACTAAATTTTGGCCAGATGCAGAATTAAGAAACAAATGCGGTATGAAAAATGTGAAATGCCCCAGGAAGAAATGGTCCGAAATTTTTCCTTGACTCCATAGATTAAAGATGCTACAATGATTTAAGAAAAGAGAACTAAATGAATTTAACAAAACAATATCAGCAAATTTTGAGAAGAGATGCGAAAATACTTAATATCTGCCATTTCGATTTAGATGGAGTTGGTTCTAGCATAGTTGTAAAGAATGTTTTTAAAAACGTTTCCTTCATAGATTTGAAATACGGACAAGTAGATATTTTCTTAAAGAACTTAGACTTTTCGGAATATGATGTAGTATTGATGACAGACATTTCTCCAGAGACAGAGGAAGTTTTTAATCTTTCTGATAAACTATTTCTTCTCGATCATCATGACACTGCGGTTCGTTTCAATAATCCTGAAAAGAATCAAATCGTAATTGCCGGAAAATCTGCTTGCTTACTTTGCAAAAACTTTTTCGAAAATCTTTTTAATCTAGACTTATCATATCTCGATGAACTTTGCAAATATATAAATGATTTTGATATGTGGGAATTAAAGTTTTTCGAAAAGTCTTGGTCATTTAATTGCTTGTATTATTATTACTTTTCGAATGATTTTAGAAAACGTTTCGGAAATGGTGACGTAAAGTTTAATGATATAGAAATAAAATATATATTAGAACAAAGAAAACTTTTAGAAAAAACTTATAAGAGTGTTACATTTTATGAATTAGAATCTATTAAGTCTGGGTTTTATATTGGAGGAAATTTTATAAACGATATCTGCCACAGACTAATGATAGATAAGAATTTAGATATGGTTTTCTGCATAAATCCTAGGACTAATAGTTGTTCCGTTAGAAATAGAAATGAAAAAATACATATTGGAAATGTTTTACAAAGCATTTTTCCGGGAAGTGGTGGACATCATGCTAGTGGGGCCTTTAAATTAAAAGAATACGATGACATTCAAGAAAGTATAGAGAAAGTTGAACGATATCTTTTCAAAAACTTTCCTGAAATAAGAAGATGAAAGGTTAATGGATTCTAGACTAATTTTATTTCAAGGTGGTTCATTTTCTACTGGATATGAAAGAAATTTTGATCTGTCTAAATTAAAACCGAACAGCCAATGGAAACTATACTCGGAAAAATATAATGAAATTTGTAATAAAAATATAGTGACATTTTTAGAAATAGTTTTAGAAAAGTCTTATAAAGGATTCAAAATACACAAGTCTATGAACAAGTTTGGAACTTACGATTATCTATGACCACCGATTTTAATCCTTTTTATCAATATATAAAAATTAAGAATCATGGAACTCTTATTTTGAATGTTTATGACCATATATTTTTGAAAAGGTATTATACAGAATCTATAGAGAAAATTTTGAATTTAACATATAAGAAAGATTTTTATTATATATGATTTATCTTCCTAAATTTGTTTATGTGGATTTTTATAATAGTTGGAATTATGGTTATTCTTATTTTCCGAATCCTAATGATATGAAAAATCTTTATATTTTTACGGACAGAGGTGGAGACAATTATATATTAAAATTTAGAGATGTTTATAAAGTTAATATTATTTTAAGAAGAATCTACAAATGAATTATCCTAAAAATTTTGGAACTATAAACATATCTGATAATTGGTATTCCTACTATGTTCCTGCACATTGCTTCAAATATATTTTAAGAGAATATTTCGAAAATGCTTTAATTAAGGATTTTTACAAGCATTCTGATAAACTTTTAGAAAAGATTTTAGGAAAGCCTTCTTATGAGAAATGGATAAAAAATAATGGTAGATAGATGGGTGGAATTAAATATAAAAGACGAAATTTATGGATTCTATTTTTGAAAAATTATTACAAAAATCCTAATAGAATATTTTCTTCAGTTTTTAATTATATACTTAAAAGAGATATTTGGATTCCAGACGTAAATATAATTTTAGAAAAAACTAATAAAGAATGGTTAGACATACATGAAAAATTTAGTGCGACTTTTTTGGAATAATTATGATAAAAATCAACCATAAAACTTTATTATATCTATATTCAATATATGTTTCTGACACTTTTTATACAACCATACAACTAATTTCTGAAAATTATGTAAGATCTTTCGAAAGTGATTTTCAAAATAATTTCTTAAAACTTTCTAAAATAGATAAATTAGAAAAGATTTTACAAAGACCAAATTACATAAACTTTTTATATAAACAACTTAAAGGATACAATGTTTAAGAATATTTATTACGACTCTTGGAATAACAAAATGCACCTCTGGGAAATTGGAGAGGATGGTAAAACTGTTTATAATGTTTTTAAGCATGATATTGAGTATTACGTTTTAGACAAGAGTGGTAAGAGTCCTATTAAAGATATTTTCGGAAATTCTGTTACAAAAAAGATAACAGATTCAAAGAAAAATTTGAAAGATCTTAGAGATTCTGGAGAAAAACTATTCGAATCCGATTTATCAGAAGAGGTAAAATTTCTTCATAAAAGATATGGTGACCAAGAACATATAGTTAATATAAAAGACTATTCAATTTTTAATATAGATATAGAAACAGAATATCCAGAATCAGAAACCATAAATCTAGTTGGGTTAGAAGATTTTCATACTGGAGAAATCTTTCAATTAGGACTTAAACCATATACAGGAGACAATAAAGAAACAAAGTATATACACTGCGATTCTGAATCAGTTCTTTTAGAAAGACTTTGTAAATTTCTTCATCTAAAACATGTTAACGTTCTTATTGGGTGGAATTTGACAAAGTATGATATTCCGAAAATTCAAGAAAGAATTGATGCATTAAATCTTAAATGTTGTTTGTCCTCTATTGGAAAAATCATTAGAAAATATGACGGAGAAATAGTAATACCAGGAATAGACATATTAGATTGTATGGATATTTATAAAAAGTTTACTGCAAAAAGCCAACCATCTTTTTCTTTGAATTATATCGGAATGTTGGAAGTAAATGAAGGAAAGCTAGAATACGAAGGAACAATTAACGATTTTTGGAAAGCCGATTGGAATAGATTTGTAGATTATAATTTTCAAGATTTGCGATTAGTTAAAAAGATAGACGATAAGAAAAAATTTATAAAACTTGCAATAGACCTTTGCACACATACTAGGACTCCTTTTTCGAAAATATCTTCTACAATTGCTGTTATTGAAGGATATATTTTAAGACATATGCATAAAAACAATATTGTAATGTCTGATATTTCTCATGATATAAAGGCAGAACAAGAGCGATCTATTAAAGGAGGATGGGTAGAAACTGAACCTGGATTTTATCTAAACTCTTTGTCTATAGATGCTACTGCTCTTTATCCGCATATTATTATGATGTTTAATATATCTACAGAAACAAAAGTAATAAATCCAAAAGAAGAAGAAATACCTAACCTAATTAAAACACAATTTCCTGGAATATATTATAGAAAAAACGTTAAAGGAATTTTGCCAATTGTTGTTAAAAAATTGTTTGATGATAGAAAGGCATTAAAGGATGCTGGAAAGAAAGCAAAGAAAGAAAAAGATTTAGTAAAAGCAGAATTTTATAACTCACAACAAGCAATTATAAAAATTTTGGCGAATGGTGTTTTTGGAAGTTGTTTGGAAGCTCATTTTCATTTCTATGATTTCGATAATGGTTCGGTAATTACGGCAGTTGGAAGAGAAGCAATTGTTCACGTTAAAACAAAATTTGATGAATATATTAAGAAAGATTTTAAGAAACTTGCAGACGAAATTTATCCAAATAATACATTCAATCATACAAAAATTAAAAAGTCTTTGTCCATCCTCTGCGACACAGATTCTCGGTTTTTCGATTTATCCTATCTTTATAGTAGTCTAGCACCAGAAAAATCATTCCTAGAGTTTTCTTTAGACTTTCAGAAAAAAGTTTTAGAACCATTTTTGAAAGTTATTATGGAAGAGTTTGCCGAAAAATACAATACAAAGAACCTAATCCATTTCAAAAGAGAAAAGATTATTGCTAAGATTTATGTTCAACAAAAGAAGAAATATGCTACATTAAACTTAGCAAATGAAGAAGAAATTTATGAAACACCAGACTTCGCAATTACCGGACTGGAAATTAAGAAATCAGATTTGTGTATGTTCTCTAGAAAAAATCTTGAACAACTTCTACACATTATGTTTGCTGGAAAAATTGATGAACTTCCTAATAGAGAAAACATGTTAACTCACATTAGGAAGGCATATAAAGAGTTCAAACTTCAAAAAATTTCTGACATTTCCGCACCAAAAGGTATTAACGATTATGATAAATATTCAGTAGAAGGCTTCACAGACTTTAATAAAGGGACTCCAATATATAATCGTGCATCTATAATTTATAATCATGTAGTAGAAGATAACAATTTACCATTGACTAAAATTGTAAACGGAACTAAAATGAAATATGTATACGTAAATCCAAACAACAAATATAAAACAAATGCTATAGGATACATAGGAAATTGGCCAGCGGCTTTCGATAAACTTTTTCAAATAGATTACGAAACACAATTCGAAAAACAATATTTAGCTCCTGCACAAAGAATGTTTGATACACTAAAATTTGGAACCATTACTTTAAAAGATAGTAAACTTTTAAAAATGATTGAGGATGATTAATGAAAATATTTGAAAAACTTTTAGATAATCTTTTCGAAAACCTTGCTAATAAGATTTCTGAAAATTATTCTAAATGGTTTTTTGAAAAAGTTGGTGATGTTCTAATAGTTCAAATCCCTCTTCCAAACTTCCCACCACAAAAAGAACAACAGTATTTGACACATGCTGGAAATATGTTTAGAAAATATTTGAAAGAATTTGGAGTTAAAGAAATAATAACTGTAGGAAATAGAAAATGAGCAAAAAATACAGAACAAAAGAAAAGAGAATTAACGTTAATGTAAATTTTTATTTTCCGGAATTTGCTTTACCTATTGTTGGTGTTTCTGCAATGCAACCACCAATGGCTTTAGCATATGCTTTGTCAAGACCATATGAATATAAACAAATGGAATCATAATTTGAATTGTTTTTAGAGAAATTTTTGTGAAAACTTTTGCGTAAACTTTTAAGGAGAATTTTCGAAATGGCTAAAGAAAAGAAAGAAAAAGAAATCGGTGGAATGGGGAAAGCTGCGAGTTTGATGGATCGTATTTTGAAGAATAGTAGTATACCTCTGGCTTGTAAATTATCAGAGTCTCAAATATTAGATGAAGATAAGCCAATTCCAACAGACTACCCCATGATGAATGTTGCTCTTAAGGGAAAATTGCTAGATGGTGGGATTACTCCTGGAATTATTCAATTTTGTGGGGTATCTAAAACGTTTAAGTCTTCGTTTATGTTACTTTTGGCTAGTGCATATTTGAAAGCAAATCCAGGGTCGTTATTTTTATTTTTTGATAATGAATTTGGAACTAGAAAATCTTACTTCGAATTATTTGATATAGACCCAAATTCTGTGGTGCATCTTCCATTTCAATCAATAGAAGAATTAAAATTTGAAATGGTAAAACAATTAGACATGTTAACTATTGACGATAAAGTGATTTTTGGTATTGATTCTTTGGGACTTTCTAGTTCTCTAAAAGAATTAAATGATGCAGAAAATATGAAGTCAGCTCTTGATTTATCGAGACCAAAAAGTTTGAAGTCATTATTTAGAATAATTACTCCAAAAATTTGTTTGAAGAAAATTCCGACAATAGTAATTAACCATATTTACAATGATATTTCAACTTTTTATCCCAGCGTCGTTATTGGAGGGGGTCAAGGTTCGGTTTTGGCTAGTAATAGTATTTTCGTAACGACTAAACAAAAGCTTAAGGAAGGAGAAACCCATGTTGGATATAAATTTCTTCTTAAAGTTAATAAATCTAGAGACGTTAAAGAAGGAACCGTAATACCATTTTCGATTAAGTGGGATGGGAGTATGTCAAAGTATTCTGGATTAGATGTTATTGCAGTTGATTTGGGCATCATAGATAAGGCTAAAGAAGGGAAACGAAATGCTTATCAATATCAAACTATTTCAGGAAATGTTTTGAAAGTGTTAGAAAAGGATATTGATGATGCTGAAGAATTTTGGCAAACTATTTTTAAGGAAACCGATTTAATTTATAGAATTGAATGTATGTATCAATTAGGAAAACATTCAAAAGATTCTCTAAATGTAGAAGAGGATAATACTGTAGTTGCTCAGAATCTTGTATTTGTCGATGAAGGAGAAGAACCCTAAATAATAGAAACAGATCTTCTATAGCAGGTTGGTTTGTTTTGAGAGAAATCTCGCGCTATAGAAAACAAACCAATCTCTTAGGATTATATTAAAATGGCTAAGAAAATAACTAACATTGAATTTTTAGAAAGAGTTAACAATAAATTTAATTTCTTTTATTCATATCCAGAGGAATATCAAGGTTCTTCGAAATATATTAAAATAATTTGTCCAGATCATGGAGAATTTTTATGTAACGCCGGGCATCATTTAGCAGGACATGGTTGTCAAGTTTGTGGCGGAAATTTAAGAAAAACTACAGAGCAGTTTATAATAGATGCTAATTTTGTTCATGATAGCAAATATAAATATCCTGATGATTATTTAGGTTCTCATAAACCAATTCGTATCATATGTCCAGAACATGGTGAGTTTTTTCTAAAACCATATATGCATACCAATGGTTGTGGATGCCCTTTTTGCGCAAAACCAAAAAAGAAAACTCACGAAGAATATGTTAAACAGGCCAGCGATAAACACGAAAACAAATATAAATATGTTGGATTATACACTGGTGCGAATAATAAAATAGAAATTGAATGTCCAACACACGGAACATTTTTACAAACAGCAAGCGATCACTTAAGAGGACATGGTTGCGATGAATGTGGCGGAACAAAAAAGAAAACTCACGAAGAATTTTTAATAGATGCTAGAGAAGAACACGGAGACAAATACGAATACCCAGAAGAATACAAAGGTTCGGAAATAAAAATTAAAATTATATGTCCTGAGCATGGCCCATTTTATCAAGCTCCAAGCAAACACACATTTGGCGAAGGTTGTTCGCAGTGCTCTAGACCAATTTTTGATACTAAATCGTTTTTAACAGAAGCTAGGAAAGTTCATGGTGACCAATATGAGTATCCTGATGAATATGTTGGAAGCAAAACAAAAATTAAAATTATATGCCCAGATCATGGTGCTTTTTATCAAACTCCGAATTCTCATACTAGTCAAGGTGCTGGTTGTCGAAAATGTTATGGGAATCAATTAAAAACTACTCTGGAATTTATAGACGATGCTATTGAAGAACATGGAGAGGGTTATTCGTATATTTCTGCAACTTATGTAAATTCAAAAACTCCTTTAATGATAATTTGCGAAAAACATGGTCCATTCTGGCAAGTTCCACATGACCATTTAGCCGGCTGTGGATGTCCTACTTGTAATATGTCTCAGGGCGAACGAAAGATATTAAAACTATTAAAAAAGTATAATATGAAAAACGAACCACAATATAAATTCCTAGACTGTAAAAATATACTTCCATTGCCGTTTGATTTTGGTATTTTAGATGATCGCGAAAAATTATTAGGACTTGTTGAATATCATGGAGAACAACATTATATTCCTACCGATTTTACTTCTAGCATGACCTTAGAAGAAATGGAAGAGGAATTAAAAGAACGACAGGCAAGAGACACCATCAAAAAGACATATTGCGGAACCAATCAAATACCTCTTCTTTGTATACCATATTTCGAAAAATCTCCAGAAAATATGCTTATAGATTTTTTGAAAAATACTTTAAAAATTGAATTAGATGTTTCGGAAAACATTGAACAAAATAAAGAATCAAATTACTTAAACGTTAGAGAATATTATCTTGAAAGTTTTCTAAAACCTTTTCCGAAATATCCTTCGAAAAACAGTCTGTCAAGGTTGACCAAATCTTCCTTGACAGTCTACATTAAAGATGTTACAATATCTCTAGAGGACTTATGATAGAACTTTTAAGAAAAGATTCTGAAATAGCTATGTGGAGATTTTTCCGAAAAGATTCTCCAAACGTTTTCCGAATCTGGCCTACCGTAGAGAAAAATAATCCGATGTTTCCAAATGTTTTCCAAAAGCCTTCTAAGGTAAAGGAAATCTATTCGGAAAAGTCTTTGAAGATTGGTGTAAACTTTGAAATAAAAATTGGAAATGATTCGGTTAAACTTTCAGAGATTTTTGATGTAGACAATTTGAACAGGAATGATATAGGAAAGATTATTGTAGAAAATTTAGAGAAACATGGTTACAAATTTGCTCAAGGTTTGCCGGAGTTTAATTCGATCTTTCTGCAAGCTTTTTATAATAATTCTTATGAGTTTCAAACGACCTTGGTTGATAGGGTTTAGGAGATATCTTTGGAAGAAACATTAACTAAAACTTTGTATGAAAATCTGTTGATTCAATTCTTATTCAAAGATGAAGAAGTAAGAGATAGACTAGTTCCTTATTTGAATCCTTTGGTTTTTTCTAATACTATTAACAGTCATATTGTTGGTCACATTTTATCATTTATGGAAAGACATACGCACTTTCCTAGAATGAATGAACTGAAACTTTTTATCAAGTCTAGTGAAGATTATGATAGGCTTGTAGAGATAATGAACTATGATTCTTCCGAGTTCGATAGAGAATTTATACTTGGTGAGATCGAGGAGTTTTACAGAAAGAGTTTGTTATTAAATTTACAAATGGATATGAAGGATAATTTTCATAAACCATCTAATGAACTTCAAAAATATTCTGATGATATTAGAACTGCCTTAAGTTTCACATTCGATAATAGTATTGGATTATCTCTTTTAGATGATCGAGATTCTATTTTTAATTCGATGCATAATAAGGATTTAGTTTTTCCAAGTGGAATCAGTGCTTTAGATAATTTAATTGATTCCGGATTCCACGAAAAAAGTTTGAATTTAATCCTTGCCAGTTCTAATATGGGCAAAAGTTTAATTAAAACTTCTTTGGCTTGTAATTTCTTAAAAAAGAATAAGAAAGTTTTATACATTACTTTGGAAATGTCTGAACAAAAGATTATGGAAAGAGTTTTGGCAAATATTTTTGATGAGAATATAAATGAACTTAAGAATATGTCTAAAGAAAAGTTTAATAAAAAATTCGATCTTATCAAATCTGTTATTAAATCCGACTTAAAAATTTTACAGCTTGGTTCTAAAACAGTCTCTTCAAATAAAATTAGGTCTATATTAAAAGAATATGAAATAAAGAAAAATTTTAAGCCAGACATTTTAATTGTAGACTATCTAGGGTTAATGACAACTAATAATAAAACTAAAGATACTAATACTTATAGTGAGTTGAAGTTAATATCGGAAGAGCTTAGATGTTTAGCAATTGATTATGGGTTTCCTATTATAAGTTCCGTCCAGACTACCAGAAGCGGCTATGGCTCTCTTGACCTCCAAATCGTAGACATTGCCGAGAGTATAGGTGTAATCAATACATCAGATCTTGTTGTTGGAATTATGTCAAATCCTGAATTAAAAGAAGCAGGAAAATATAAGTGGTCTATTCTTAAAAATAGGTATGGGCCAGCATCTTACAACTTTTATGTCGGAGTCGATTATTTTAAGATGAGAATTTATGACGTAGATGAATCTCAAGATCTAAGTCAAGTAATAACACCAAAAGATATAGTCGATCAAGCTTCCGTAGAAGTACTCAAAAATGTTAAGAACAACACTCAACAAGCTCGCTCAAAATTAACCGGAATAGAATAAACAAAAGGATTCTTAAAAATGCTCTCAGAATTTATGCCACAATCTCTAACCCCGAAGAAAGAAATTTACAAAAATATTGAAGATGATATAGTGCGCTCCGTATTAAAGAAAAGGTTTTTCGAAAGTCTTTCTCAAATGGGTCTCGATATGGAAGTCGTAATAAATGGTAGAAGGAATAAAAATGAGCAGTTTCATAGATTCAATTTGTTCGTAAAAGATATGTATGAAAGTAGAATTTTAATGCAAGATATTTTTTACTTTATGGAAGAAGATATGTTTGATACGAAAACTGTTCTCTCTTGTTTTAACGAAGAAAATCTATTTTTGTTAAGAGAAGAATTAGCAATTAAGTATAGCAAAAAGAAGAAATCTAATCTGAATTTTTTGATAGAGGAATAACTTTGTGAACACCTGTGACTTTGATTGCTTTTATCTTTACATTAAAAAACTTAAGTTAGGCATCTCTGGTAAAAAAGTAGACTGGAGTTTTTGTAAAGGGTTTTTGGGAAAGCGTTTAGATCCTAGGATTACAAAAGCTCTTCAACCATTCTATACTAAGTATCTTTCGCACCACTTTTCCGAAAAAGACTTCCAAATATTTTTCATAGAGAGTGTCATAAAAGATGAGACATTTTTAGAAAACTTTTTCAAATGGTCTTCAGATACAGTTAAGAATTATGACGTAGAAATTTTGATTAAACAAGATGAAGAAACTATTCTAAAAATTTCTCAGAAAACTTGCCAGAAATCTTTAGAAACCTATTTTAATATAAATACTAATGGTGAGAGTTTAGCTAAATACTTCTACGATAACAAAATGGTCTCTATGTTCTTTATAGCAAAATACTCTAGATTTTTTAAGGATGATGACAAGGAAACTGCCGAACACAAACGTTTCGTGACTTTGATGAAAATTCTTAAAAAGGTTCTTGACAGCTAAGATTAAATATGATACAATAAGGAGGTAAGATGGAGAGACTTTGAATAATGGTTTTGGAAAACTTTTAGAATGATTTTCGAGAAATTTTGCGATGAGACAACTAAAAACAAACAATGGAGAAAATGAAAAATGGCTAGAACATTAGACTGGACCGCGATTGGTGCTGAACTTAAGGCAGGGTCAGAAAAGAAGAAATTTGAAAGAGTAATTGACAACAATCTTTACGAACCAAAATTAGTTGATGGTTCGGCAGACGTAATTATTCGCTTTTTACCTGCTCCAGAAAATGAAACCGTTCAGATTGCTACTGTATATTCTCACTCTTTTGAAGTGAATGGAAAATGGTACATAGGTAAGTGTAGCCAGACACTAGGAAGAACTCATGCCTGTCCCATATGTCAGTATGCATCTTCTAAATGGCACCGCAATGCTGCCGAAGGAACTGACGAATCATTCCAAAATAAGGAAACAGCAAAACAATTTAAGAAGGCGTCATATTACCTTAACGTCCTTATTATAAAGGATAACAACACTCCTGAAAATAACGGTCTCATTAAGGTGATGAGAATTCCTAAGAAAATTTATGCTAAGATCGTAAATAAGATGAATCCTCCTCCAGACGATGGCGAGAGTCCTGAGCCTGTTTTGGATTTCGTAAAGGGGTCTAATTTCAAGCTTAAGATTCGTTCTAAGAAAGTTCCGGGATATAGCTCCCTCGTCCGTGATTATGACCTTTCAGAATTTTCGTCACCAACACGGATTGGGACTGAGGAAGAAATCGCTAAAATTGACAGTAAACTTATTTCATTGATCCCATATTTAGAAAATGACATAGACACTTTCGAAAAAGCTCAGGGAAGGCTTGATAGGGTTCTTGGTGTAACTACTCAAAGTTCTTCTGGTCAGGCACAAGAACGTTCTAGTGGTTCTTCTAGTCCTGTCAAAGAGGCATTAGAAGATGATGCTGAAGAGGAATTCCTTAGAAAGCTTCGTGAAGGATAATCGATAGTTAAAATTGGAGACTCATTTGATACAACGCTTGGGAAATTTCTCAGGCGTTTTTCTTTTGTATAATGAAGATGAAGATTTAGAAAAGAATGTGATAAATTTTTTGAAAAACGACTTAGTATTTGTTTTGTCGGAAGATTGCTAAAAACTATTTCCAAAGGCTTTTCGAAAGTTGGTCCTTTTCTTTCCAGAAAAATTCTCTAAAAAGTCCTTGACAAACCTTTCTAGAAGTGTTATCTTAAAAACTCCTCAGAACTTTTCAAAGGATGTGTAAAATTAAAAACGGTAATTTTTATTATTATAATGTAAAAAATGAAAATACATCTGTTATGAATTTTAAGCATCTCATAACATTGCCAAGAAATAACTTTGTAATCATTTCTTGTGATATAAATATATTTGTCAAATCCATTTGTGAAGATTATGACTGGAACTGGAATAATCTAGATAAATATTACCACCATATAAGCAAACTTTCCTCTTGACAACCTAGATTAAATTTGTTATAATCTCAAAATGGAAAACACTTTCGTTTTAGAAAAATATATTGAAAAGATGTTGTCCAATTATCCATCAAAGGCAATATACAAGGACAATTATATTACTTGTCGTTGTCCTTTATGTGGAGATTCTAAAACAAACAAGACTAAGAAGCGTGGGTATATTCTTAAAGGTAATTCTCGAATAGATTCTTATGTATATATTTGTCATAATGGGGATTGTGAAGCTAATGATAAGGGAATATCTGTAGTAAATTTATTCAAGAAATGTGATTATCTATATGGGACAACGCTCTTTGAAGATTACCGCAGAGAGAATTATTTCCAAGAATATTCTCCAAACTTTCCGAAAAATACTCGAAACGTTCCTGAGAAAATAATTTTAGAAAAAGATGACGTAAAGCATTTCCAACCAATTTTAAAAGGTGATTCGGAAATATTTGAGAAAGCTAGGGAAGAATGTATTCGGAGAAAATTGCCGGAAAACATTTGGAAAGAGTTTTTCGTAGCTACTGGCGGATGCTTTCAAGGAAGAATGATAATACCTTTCTACGATACTTTCGGAAAGATTTATTACTACCAGGGAAGAACTTTGATAGGGAGCGATCCTAAGTATTTGAACAGAAGATTTGGAGATAAAGAGATTTACGGCGTTTACGGGATAGATAGAAAGCTTCCTGTTATAGTTGTAGAAGGACCTATAGATAGTTTTTTTATAAAGAATTGTGTTTCTATTTTAGGTCTTAAATTCACAGAAAAGGTTAAGAAAGAAATACGTGAACTAAGATGTTTTTATTTGTTAGACAATGATAAAGATGGTAAGAAAAATAGTTTGAAATTATTGAATGATGGGAAGTATGTGTTTTGTTGGGAACGTTTCTTAAGAGATTTTGGTATTACTGATAAGATTAAAGATGTAAATGATTTGGTATTAGCGACAGGAAAATTGGAATGGTCTTTTTCGGACTTAGAGAAATACTTTACAGCAGATGCGTTCGATGGAGAGTGGTTTAAGTGAATAGATTGATTCCAGATTTAATTATGTTTGATATTCTTTATCAGGATTATTATAGATATAGAAGTGATTTAGATTTTAAGAAAACTTTTATATTAGGATATGATGAAAATATTACAATACACAGTCTGAAAACAAAAACTAATTGGAGCATTTTCGGAAAACTTGCTTACAAAATTTCTCAAGGACTTTCTTAAGTGATATTAGAGCATTATTCTAGGTTGGAAGATAATAAACTATTAGGATATACTACTAGATGGTCTATACAATTAGAGGATCGGAAATTTATCACGTTATTATATATTGAAAATTATTTTATGAAACATAGAACATATACTATTCGCGATAGATTTTCTATGAATCTTTACAAAATTTCTAAAGGACTTTCTTAATGATTATTCCAGATAATGATATATTTTACATTTATTATATTGGAGATAGTCTTTTAGAATATTCTTCGGTATTTGGATATCCACATATGAACGATAAAAATATTAAATTTGTTGGAATGAAAAGTAATGACATTTTTAAGAAAAGATTTATAAATGATTTAGCAAGATTTTCTGGAGATATGCTTGCAGAAAATCTTTACAAAATTTCTCAAGGTATTTTATGAAAACTGATTTATATACTTATTTTAATTTTTCATATGGTGAGCCTGAAAGACATATAGAAAAAACTCATATTGATATTAAAGATTTAATATATTATGATGTAATGAGTTCTATGTATTATTATAACGAGCAAGAATTACATATATTAGATTTCAAAAGAACACTTATATTAGGTTATGAAGGAAATATTTGTATGGCTGGTAGACCGAACACAGAGGGACATTGGAGTAAACTTGGAATGAAACTTTTTAAAATTTCTCGGGAGATGAAGAGATGAAAATTAAATTGAAACGAGATCCAGAATTGTGGGACGAAAAGATTGTTACTAAATTTTTATGGTTTCCTGTTTTTACATATAGAGAAATGAGATGGTTGGAGACTGCTACTATAAAGTATACATATCGTCCAGTATCAAGAAGTTCAAATGGGTGGAGTGCTGAATATTTTATAGATAATGATGTCATATGATTTTAGATTTTTTACCAAAAGGTGCCGAAACGTTTGTCTCAGGTATATCAAATGTTGGGCAAAAAGCTAACTGGAAATGGATTGGAAAAATTAAAAATATGAAAATCAAGATAATTATTTCTTCTGATTCTTATCAAATGCAATCAAAAGCTGTTTCGGAAGTTTTTAGTGAACACTCTTTAACTTGGAATCATGTATATTCTATTCCTACATCTTTAATGGAAACTAAAAGCGGATTAGCATATCATGGAGATTGGAATTCGGATAAACATTTCGAAAAAGATTTTAAGAATATTTTAGAAAATACTTTGAAAATTCTGTTTTAAAGGAGATATGATGAAAGCTAGTGAATTGATAAAAATATTGGAAGTTCACATTGACTTATTTGGTGATGTTGATTTTATCTGTGACAAATCTAATGCTCCATGTTTTGATAAAATTCTTCTTAAGGCTGTATATTTACCTAGTGGGAGTTATGAAAAATATATAAATGGGGGAATAGAATGATTAAAATAATTTCAGGCTGGTCCGCAGAGGGTGGAAGTTCAGTCGCGCATATAAATCTTTGTAATGCTTTGAATGAAAGAGGAATTGAAACAAAGTTCTACGGCCCTCAAGAATGGAGCCGTGGTAAGTGCAATTTCGGAAACTTTTCTGAATTGTCTATATCAGAAGATGACAATTTAATATTTCATTTCCTTCAAATTCCAGACCACATTAAAGCTAATAAGATTGTATTATCAGTACATGAACAAAATCTTTTCAATCTAGCCACCACAAATCTTAAGAAAATTGATACCATACATTTTGTAAGTCAGCACCAATCCGAATACCACAACATTAAAAATTACAACAAACCTTACTTTATACTTTCGAATGTTATGGACAAACTTTTACCAAATCCTAAGACGAAAGAAAAGGCAGTAGGAATCATTGGGTCTATAGATGAGAACAAGCAAGTTCATGTATCTATTCAAAAAGCTATAGCAGATGGATTCAAAGATATTACACTTTTCGGAAAAATTACCGATCATAAATATTTTGAAATCGCAGTCAAACCATTGATACAAAAATATAAAATTAAAGGTCCAAAATTTTCGGAAAACAAACAAGAAATGTATGACTCAATCACTGACGTATATTTTTCAAGTAAAATGGAATGTTGTCCGCTAGTTCTTGGGGAGTGTAGGATAACGGGAACTAATTTGCATTTAATTGAAGGAAAAAATTATGTTAATTGTTATTACGAAATAGATCCAGATATAATTGTAAACAAATGGAAAGAGGTTTTTGAAATATGATGAAGATACACGAAATTCAAAATTTAATAGATGAAAAAGAAAATGTATTAGACAATGACTCTACAGATGATGAGAGATTTATTGAAGTAAATGATGACCCTAAACAATATTATAGTTACAATGGACACTTAACGCATACTTTGTGGAAATATTCCGAAAAGGTTATTCGTGGCCATCATATAGAATATTCTCATCCTAATTATGTTGATGTCTTTTATTTATATTATAAGTAAACATTTATGAAACTAGTAATCATGACCACCCTTTATAACGCAGAGAAATACATTCAAAAGTGTATTGATTCTGTTAAGTGTCAATCTTTCAAAAATTTTCTCATGGTAATTACAGATGATATTTCTTCCGATAATTCCAAAGCTATTGTAAAAGATTTGATTAAAGATGATCCAAGATTTATTCTAATAGAGAACCAAACTAAATTTTATCAACCTGGGAACTACTGGCAAATTTCTAGACTTCCTTTTGTAGATGATGAAGATGTTTTAGTGACCCTTGACGGCGATGATTGGTTTTCCGAGGTCAATACTTTAGGAAGAGTTTTCGGATATTATTTCCGGACAAATTTCTTAATGTCTTTTGGGCAGTTTATTCAGTATCATGGTGAAAATCAATATTCAAATGGGTTTACATGTGCTCCAGATTTTAATAATTTGAGAGGTTCTGCTTGGACTACTTCACATTTAAGAACATTTAAGGCAAAGGTTTTTCGAAAAATTTTGGAAGAGGATTTGAGAAGTCCTTCCGGAAATTTTTGGGAAGTTACTGGAGACCAAGCGATTATATATCCTATGTTAGAAATGGTAGGAAAAGAAAATGTCTACTTTACAAATGATATAAATTATGTGTATAACGTAGAGACTGACTTGAACGATTTTAAAGTGAATGGCGGAATGCAACAAGAGTATTCCAATTTGATAAGAGCTAAACAAAGATATCCGAGGTTATTTTAATGAAAACTATTGAAGAACAGTTAGAAGAAGTTATCGAGAACATAGGAAAGGAACATAGTGTTTTAAGATACGTTTATAACAATGGTTCTAAATTTGTTCCTGGTGTTACTCCTGTTTATTATTCGGGTCCTTATTTTGATAATGAAGAAATTATTGCTGCTACTAAAACTCTTTTAACTGGAGCTTGGATTTCGTCTGGTGAAGAAGTTAGAAAATTCGAAATAGCATTCTCTAGAAAAATAAATCAAAAACATGCATTGATGGTTAATTCTGGTTCATCTGCAAATTTAGTTTTAATAGCCGCAACAAAAAAACATCTTGGGTGGAATGATGGAGATGAAATAATTACATCTGTTGTTGGGTTTCCTACTACTGTTGCTCCTATTGTTCAGAATAATTTGGTTCCAGTTTTTATAGATATCGAAATGAATAGTTTGAACTTCGATTTGAATCTAATTGAAGAGAAGATTTCCGAAAAAACTAAAGCAATCTTTTTATCACCAGTTTTAGGAAATCCTCCTGACATGGATAGACTTGTAGACATTTGCACCAGACATAATCTTAAACTTTTAATAGATGATTGTGATTCTCTTGGAAGTAAATGGAATGGGATTTTCTTAAATGAGTATGGATATGTTTCTTCTTTTAGCTTTTATCCATCGCACCATATCTCGACCGGACAGGGGGGAATGGTTGTTTCGAATGATAAAGACTTAATTCAATTAGCTAGAAGTTTTGCGCTATGGTCGAGAGCGTGTTACTGTTGTGGTGCAGGAAATTTACTTCCTAACGGTGCTTGTGGAAATAGATTTGATACATGGCTTGATGATTATGATGGAATAATCGATCATAAGTATGTGTTTTCTACAATGGGGTATAATCTTCAGCCACTAGATTTGCAAGGCTCAATTGGTTTGGTTCAATTGAAAAAATTTGATGAAATACACGAAAAGCGTAAGTTTGTTAAGAAAACTATTTCAAAAATGCTTAAGAAACATCTAGATGTTCATGTCCCAGAAGAATTATCATTAGCGGAAACTTCTTGGTTTGGAACGCCTATTGTTTGTAAAGATAGACAATATAAAGAAAAACTTGTAGCATATTTTGAAGAAAAGAAAATTCAGACTAGACACTATTTTGCTGGGAATCTTCTATTACATCCTGGATATAAACACTTAGGAAACTTTAGAGATTATCCGGAAGCAAATAAAGTTCTTTCTCACGTATTTTTCATAGGATCCTCTCCTCAATACACAGAAGAAATCTTACAATACATAGAAGAAACCATTAGGAATTTCAAATGAGACCAATAATTTTAGGGGATGGATTACTAGGAACAGAATTGAGGAAACAAACTGGATGTGATTTTATTTCAAGAAAGTCTCACGGGTTTGATTTCGGCACAGATATAGAATATTATTTTAACATAATTCGTTACAATGAATATGATGTTGTTATAAATTGCATAGCTAACACGGACACTTATGGAGGAGATGAACAAGAACATCTTTCTATAAATGCTGGAAGAGTTTTAGATTTGGTTAATTTTTGTAATGAAGAAAAAATTAAGTTGGTTCATATTTCTACAGATTATCTTTACGCAAATTCTAGAACAGATGGTAAGGAATCCGATTCGGAGATTTTTCCTTTAGATACGTTCTACGGGCATTCGAAAAAAATTGGCGATATGTATGCTTCAACTCTCTCAAACGATTCCTTGGTGATTAGAACCAGCTTTAAGAAGACTCCTTTTCAATATCCTACCGCAGTTCCTCAAGTAGGGAATTTTGATTATGTAGATGTTATTGCAGGACTCATTATTCAATTGATAGAAAAGGATGCTAAAGGAGTTTTTAACGTAGGAACTGAAAGAAAAAATATGTTAGTACTTGCACACAGAACCAATCCTTTTGTGATTTTAGGAGAACCAAATAATCCAAAAATGCCTAAAGATGTTACTATGAATCTTTCTAAGATGAAGGAATTTTTATCTCTATGAAGTTGTCTGTAGCAATTCCTTGTTGGAGTATGAATGGTGTAGGTAAAGATGTTTTGAAAATTTCTTTAGATATACTTTCGAAACAATCTCTAAAAGATTTCGAAGTAATTGTTACAGACCATTCGGAAAATAATGATATAGAAATTTTATCTAAGAACTATCACTTCGTAAAATATATTCGAAATGAAAAGGATAGAGGAAATCCTGCAAGCAATACGAATCTAGGATTACAAAATTGTTCTGGAGAATATATTAAATTATTGTGTCAAGATGATTTTCTAATAGATAAAAATTCTTTAGAAACTTGCTTAAATGATTTAGAAAATTCCGGAAAAGTTTGGGGATTCAATTCTTACTGGCACTCTACCGACAGAAGAAATTTAGAAAGAAGACATGTTCCTAGTTTTAATAATAATATAGAATTGACAAATACTTTAGGAACCCCGAGTGCATTGATTATCAAAAACGGCTTAGGGGTTTTGTTTGATGAGAATTTGAAATATATGTATGATTGTGAATTTTATAAAAGAATGTTTCTTAAATATAGTTTTCCAAATGTTTCCGAAAATGATACCATGGTAAATTATATACATGAAAATCAAACCACAAATACTATAGCAAATAATGAATTAAGAAACAATGAAGAATTATATATTAGGAGAAAATATTTTTGTTAGACTTAAAAGACGTAACACTTACAATAGTAACTTCCGTAAAAATTGAACAAAACGTTAAAGCAATGTTGAAAAGTATGGAAGGAATTAAATATGGTGCCGTTAAATTTATATCTGACGTTAAACCAGATCTTCCAGAAACCGTAGAATATGTTCCTTGTGATAAATTAAGTTACGATGGATTTTCGGAATATACTTTTCTAAAACTTTGGCAACACATAGATACTTCGCATAGTTTATTAGTTCATCATGACGGATTTGTAGTGAGACCTGATTTATGGGATAGCGAGTTTCTAAATTTTGATTATATCGGGGCACCTTGGGCATGGTCAGATTCTTCATATTTAACAGATGATGGAGAGCACGTAGAAGTTGGAAATGGTGGTGTTTGCTTGCGTTCGAAAAAGATTTTAGAATTACCTACAAAATTGGGGATTCCTTTGTCACATCGTCAAGGATTTTATAATGATGATGGAAATTTTTGTGTGTATTATAGAAAACTGTTTTTAGAAAATGGTATTAAATATGCTTCGAAAGAACTTGCCGCAAATTTTTCTACAGAAGCTTGGATACCTGGATTGAGTAGAGAATCTTTTGCTTTTCACGGATTTGGAAATAACGATCATATAAAATATAGAGATTTTGTGGGGTGAAAATGAAACCAGAAGCATTTTTTGTAGTAAGCCAGTGGAATAATGATGTTAGTTGGATAGAAGAATATACAGACGATTACATAATTTATGATAAATCTAATACTCTTCCAGAAGGACCTAAAGTAATTAAATTCGAAAACGTTGGGCACAATTTACATGATATATTTCACTATTGTTACAGCAATTATAATAATCTTCCGAACTTGGTCGCGTTCTTAGAAGGTCATCCTTTTGACCATTGTAATAAACAAAAATTAGATAGGATTATTCATAACAAATTTTTTACTTGTTTAGAGTCTTACGAAAATGCTGCTGACCACAGAACCGCAATGAAAGATGCTACTGCTGGGTGGACAGAAGAAAATAATAATGGAATGATAATATCACATCCAAGGAATTATGCAAGCATATTTCAAACCTATAATCAAGCGTTAGATAATGTTTTCAAAAATCCTTATTATCCACAATATATAAAATTTGCTCCTGGTGGAATGTATATAGTTGAAAAAGAAAGAATATTACACTATTCTAAAGAATGGTGGAGAAAGCTTTTAGAGATGCTTTCTAAAGATGTAAATCAAGCAGAGGCATATATTTTTGAAAGAATGCTCTGGACAATTTTTTCATGTGCGTTTGAAGAAAAATTATAAAAAGAGAATAAAATGATAACTACAAAATTTACAGGAAACTTAGGTAACCACCTTGCTTATTATGTTTCTACCAGAGCCATGGCCGAAAGATTAGGATACGCTTGGGGATTTAATCCTACCCCTTCTTATGATTATTATAATGGTTCTCGACAAATGGATTTTATGGAAATTGATTATGGAGAGTTTCCGAAAAATATTCAAAAAGAGTTTAGAGAGAAAGACATAAGATTTAATCATATGGGAGATAATATAGATATTAGGCCAGTTGATTGGGATGTTTTTTCTATTCAAGACAATACGGAACTGTTTGGTGTGTTTCAATCTCCTGTTTATTTTTATGATAGACTAGACGATATAAAAGAATGGCTAAAGATAAAGCAAGAAACTATAGCAGAAACTAACGATATAGCGACTTCTAATAACATCAACTTAGATGATAATACATGTTTGATAAATTTTAGAGGTGGGGAATATAGAAATTATGGAAATCTGATTATACGTTCTGAATATTATTATAAGGCTATGCAATGTATGTTAGAAGAAACCTCTAATATAAAATTTATAATTATTACAGACGATGTCCAATGTGCTAATCAATTTCTTCCAGGAATTCCTGCTTATCATTTTTCTATAGCTGTTGATTACACTTTAATAAATCATTCTAAATATCTTATTCTTTGTAATTCGTCTTTCCCAATTTTCGCAGCACTCACGAATAATAATCTTAAGAAAATTATCGCTCCGGCTTATTGGGCTAGATGGAATATTTCTACTGGCTATTGGGCGACTTCTCAAAACATTTATCCTGGATGGGAATACTTAGATCGAAATGGCGTTCTAAAAAATTATGAAGATTCTCGAAAAGATTGTAACAACTGGCTAATAACTAATGGGTTCGGAGTTTAATTATGAAAGTATATGATGCATTTATGTTGTTTAATGAATTAGATCTTTTAGAAATACGTCTTAATATTCTCGACCAATATGTAGACTATTTTGTGATTTCTGAATGTAATAAAACATTTTCAGGATTAGATAAACCATTTTATTACAATGAAAATAAAGAAAGATTTAAGAAATTTCATCATAAGATTATTCATAAGATGTTTACAGATTGTCCAGAACAAAGCTCAAACATTCCAGCATTGTTAAAACCAGAACTTTCTAAAGATGATATACAGTTTAATAAGATAATTTTGGCAATAGATAAAAATAGAGAATTGGGATTAAACGAACACCAATGGCTTAGAGATTTTTGCCAAAGAGAATTCGTAAAGAGAGGTTTGGTGGATTGTGAAGATGAAGACATTATAATGCTTTCAGACCTGGACGAAATACCAAATCCAGAAATTTTAAGAAACGTTTTCGAAAATGTTCCTAATAACACTTTCTTACATTTGATGATGAAGATGTCTCAGTATTATATCAATGTAAGAAAAGACGAAAGATGGTTTGGAACTAAAGTTTTAAGATATGGGTTATTAAAAAATCTAGAATCTAACTATATGAGAAACCATAAAAACGAAGGTGTTCAAATAGAGAATGGTGGAAATCACTTAACATTTTTGGGTGGAATAGATAAAATTAAAACTAAGATTTCTAGCTACGGGCATATAGAATACGCTAATGATTATATATTTCAAAATTTAGAACAGAAGATAAATTCGTTTCAAGATATATTTAATCGACCCGGAGAAAGATATTTCAAGGCAGATTTGGATGAAAGTTTTCCGAAATATATTAGAGAAAATGTTGCTACCTATCCACAATTCTTTTTAGGATAATTTATGAAAATAGACAAAGTAATTATTTGGGGGCATAAAACTAATCATACTCATTCTCATATTCATAGTAGTTATTATAGAGCGTTTAAACATCTAGGATATGAAACGTATTGGTTAGATAATCCTTTAGAAATATCTTCTATAGATAACTGTTTATTTTTTACCGAGGGTCAGGTAGATTTTAACATACCACTTTCGAAAAATTCTTATTACATTCTTCATCATTGTAATTTAGAAAAGTATAAAAATATAGGATGTAAATATCTTCAACTTGGAAACTATTTGAAATTTTGCACTGAAGGAAAGAACCATTATTATCCAGGCGCTTCTTTAGAAAAATTAGATAGCCAAGTATATTACGATTCTAAAAATATTCTCTTATATCAAATGTGGGCAACTGATTTAACTCCTAATGAAATCGATGAAACTTTAGTAATTCCTTTCGACAACAATCTTAAAGAAATTTATTATGTAGGGTCTATTTGGAACGAAAATATAAATCAATTAAAACCATTTGCTGAAAGTTGCATAAGAGATGGGAGACAATTCATAAACCGTGTTAATGTATCTGACGAAGAACATAAACAACTAATTCAAAAATCTTTGGTGTGTCCTGATGTAAGAGGAGAATGGCACAAAGAATGTGGATATGTTCCTTGTAGAATTTTTAAGAATCTAAGCTACGGAAAATTTACAGCTACAAATTCGGAATATGTTGCAGAAGTTTTTGAATATAAGATTCCCGTATCTTCTGAAAACAATTTATATGAAGTTTCTAAACAGTCTTACGCAAGTGTTTCGAAAACTCATCTGCAATCTTTAGTAAAATTTATTAAAGAAAAACACACATACGTAAATAGAATAAGTAATCTATTAAAAATTTTAGAAACAATATAAGGATTTATTATGAAAACTGCTGTAGTCTTTTCTGGGAATTTGCGGACATTTTTTATGCCTTTGCGAGAAAATCCTAGTATTAGGGTTTGTGATGTTTTGTTAAATAATGTCGTTACCTCTACAAATGCCGATGTTTATATTAGCACGGATACTGAAAATTTTTATTTGGATGGTGTTCAATATTTTTATGTTAAGGATAAATTAGAAGAAACAAAAATATTAGAAACGTATAATTTTGATAGTATGCGATTTCATAATAAGATAGAATTTATAGAATATGAAGATGCTTATAAATTGTTGAAACCAAAATTGGAAAACTTTTTCGGAAATTCTTTGAAGTCTTTGATAATAAATGAACCATATGATGTAACAAAAGATTCCAAATATGAATTCTTAAAAAGAAATACAAACGCAGGAAGCATCCCAGAATTTTTAATATCTCAGCATAGAAAATCTTTTTTGGCATATGATGAGATATGTAATTACGAAAGTATAAATGGAAAATATGATGTCATAATAAAGTCTAGATTTGATAATGTTATTGTTCCTAATATAAATCTAGCCGCGTATAACTTTAATTCGGTTGATTTGTATGTTCCTTTTATTAAGGGTCCTGTTTATTTCGATTGGTCTGCTATTGGAAATAGGAAAGCTATGCATCATTATCTAACAATGTATAATAAATTGGGGAATACATTAGCCGCTGGAGAATCTTGGTTGTATAGTTGTAGTAGGTGTAATTATTCTTTAGTAGACGAAAAATCTCATAAAAATTTAATAGCAATTCCCGCGTGCCCTAGATGTGGAAAAAATGATTGCATAGTTGCCGAAAACGTAACAATGGCATCCGAACATCATGTTTGTCATATGGTTAGAACAGAAAACTTAAAATGTGCGGTTGCTCTAAATCAAACACACATATATAGATATAATGACTCTAGCAACCCATTGGATTTGGATTTTATAAAATCTATGAACCTGGGTTCTGTAAAATTAAGAAGCTATAAAATGGAAGGGATTACGGAACATTCTATCTGATGGAGAAGAAAATGAATAAAGAATTTGCTAATAATAAAGAAGAAATAGTAACTACCAAACAAGAAATATTTGATAGTTTTAATGATTTTATTTTTAGCAATGATACAAAAATTATGGCTAAACTAATTGCTAGAGTGAATTTATTTAATAAAACACTAGATGTTCCTGGTGATATATTAGAGTGTGGCGTTTTCAAAGGATCCGGAATAATGTCTTGGTTAAAAATTAAAAAAATATTATCTCCGAATTCTTTTAAGAAAGTCGTCGGGTTCGATATGTTTAACGATACTAAATTATTAAATACGTTACACTACGAAGATAAAGAAATGATGGGAAAGTTGTTTAGCAATAGAAATTTTTCATTTACTTCTATATTTAAAAATGATTTGAAAAAAACTTTAGAGGATTCTAATTTTTATGAGAATTATGATTTTGAACTAATTGAAGGGGATGTTTGTGAGACTAGTAAACAATATGTTAAAGAAAGAGTCGGAGCAAAAATTTCTATATTATACATGGATTTAGATTTGGAAAAGCCTACATACGAAGCATTAAATAATTTTTGGGAAAGAGTTTCGAAAGGTGGTATGGTTGTTTTTGATGAATATGGATATCACCAGTGGTCAGAATCTGTTGGCGTAGATAAATTTGTTTCCGAAAAAAATCTAACAATAAAAACTTTGGATTTTAATGCCCCTACAGCATATATTATTAAAGAGTAATCATAGCATTGAAAAAACTAATTATATTCGACTTGGATGGAGTTTTGATAGATTCTAGAGAGCTTCATTTCGATGCGTTTAATGAATCTCTTAAAGAAGTCGATTCAAAATATATGATAACACTGAAAGAACATTTATCTATATATGATGGATTACCGACGAACAAAAAATTAGAGAAATTAACAATAGATAAGAAATTACCGAAAACTTTTCATAAACAGATTTGGAAAAGAAAACAAGAAATTACTTTAGACTTGTTATCTTCTGAAGTTGCTAAAGATGATAAACTCATAGAAATATTTTCCTATTTGAAATTACAAAACCATATTATATGTGTTGCGTCAAACTCTATTAAAGCCACTATAGATTTGATTCTTAACAAAAAAGAAATAACAAATTTCGTAGACTATATCGTGTCAAATGAAGATGTAGAATTTCCGAAACCAAATCCACAAATGTATCTTAAATGTATGTATAAATTTGGAATATCTCCTAAAAATACTGTTGTTGTAGAGGATTCCTATGTGGGTAGAACGGCGGCATTTGACTCGGGTGCAGTAGTGTGTCCCGTAAAAAACTCTACAGAATTAACCCCACCTCTTATCAAATCTTATCTAGGGAAATCAAAAACTAATATGAAATGGACAAATAAAAATTTGAATGTTCTTATACCTATGGCTGGAGAAGGTTCTAGATTTTCAAAAGCTGGTTATACTTTTCCGAAACCTTTAGTAGAAGTTTTCGGAAAGCCTATGATACAATTAGTCATAGAGAATCTTAACATAGATGCGAATTTTATATTCATCATTAGAAAAGAACATGATAAGAAATTCGGAATTAAATCTTTATTGAATCAGATAGTCCCCGAGTGCGAGATAGTAGACGTAGATACCTTGACAGATGGAGCCGCTTGCACTACGTTATTAGCGAAAGAATTTATAGACAATGACCAAGAGCTTTTAATAGCAAATTCTGACCAATATGTTGTTTGGGATTCTTGTGAATTTTATCATTCTATGAACAGCGAATATTTGTCTGGTGGTATATTAACTTTTGAAAATAATCATCCGAAATGGTCTTATGTGAAACTAGACGAAAATAATAATGTAACCGAAGTAAAAGAAAAAGAAGTCATATCTAACCAAGCAACTATAGGAATTTATCATTGGTCTAAAGGTTCAGACTATGTAAAATATGCTGAACAAATGATTTCAAAAGATATTAGATACGGCTCTAATTTTAATGGTAAAGGAGAATTTTATGTTGCTCCAGTTTATAATGAAGCAATTTTAGACGGGAAAGTTTTCAAAACATATGGGGTTAAAAAAATGTTTGGATTAGGAACTCCAGAAGATTTAAATTATTTTTTGGAGAATTTTGATGAAACTAAATGAATACACTAATGGTTGGTTGGTAGGAGATTTTTTTCCAGCTTTAATAAAGTCTAAAGATATAGAAGTCGGAATTAAATATTATTCTGTTGGAGATAAAGAACCTAAGCATGTTCATAAAATTTCCGACGAATATACTATAATAATTTTCGGAAAAGTTTTTATGAATGGTGTAGAATATAAAGGAAAGGATATAGTATTTGTAGCGAGAGAAACTTATTCTGATTTTGAGTGTTTAGAAAATTGCGCGTTGTTAGTTCTTAAAACTCCTAGTATTCCTGGAGATAAATATTTTCTAGAAAAGGATTGAAATAATGGGAACAATGACTTTTCAAAATTTAGGTGCTATGGGAAGACTCGGAAATCAGATGCATCAAATTGCGGCTGTTGTAGGTTATGCTAAAAAATATAATCAGCAATACTCTTTCTCTAAATGGAAGTATGATGAACATTTCAATTTAAAAGATTATGAACATCCCTGTGATATTGATACTATAATTCAAGAAGCAGATTCTCTAAACTATACTGAAATTCCTAGCTATCTTCCTCAAATGGGTAATATAAACTTTGTAGGATACTTTCAATCAGAGAAGTATTTTAGCCATTGTAAGAAAGATATTCTAGATATTTTTAAGACAGACGAGACGAATTTTAATTGCGGTCAGGTACATTTAAGAAGAGGTGATTATTTAAACCTTTCTTCATACCACACAAACCTAGCTTGGGAATATTATAAAGAAGGAATGGATCTTTTAGGTTACGATCATTACTTTTGTTTCTCGGATGATATAGGATGGTGCAAGGAAAATCTCAAAGATTCTCGAATACATTTTATAGAAAATACTTCCGAAATAGAAGATCTAAAACTTATGCAGAAATGTAAAGGTGCAGTTATCGCAAACTCTTCTTTCTCTTGGTGGGGAGCATATCTATCCGATTCTAAGAATGTTATTATCCCTAAAAATTGGTTTGGTCCTAGTGCCGGGGCATTTAGAATAGAAGATAGATTATGTACTGGGTGGAGAGCTATTTAAGATTCTTTTGAACTAAATACTTTTATGTCAATGCTTTCATACAAATATCGCATCTATCCAACCAAAGCCCAGAAAGAAATTTTCTCTAAGACTTTTGGTTGTGTAAAGTCATTTCGATGAAAATTTAATTGAATCTACTTGAATTTTATTGTCTACATAAATAAAAATATGAAGTTATCCACCTGGGCAAAAAAGCAGGGCGTTCATTATAATACTGCATATAAGTGGTTTAAGGATGGTAAGTTTCCTTGTAAGGCGTATCAGACAGAATCCTCTACGATAATCGTAGAGGATGAGATTGCTTCTGCGAAGCAATCTCAAGACAACATAGTTGTCTATTGTAGAGTTTCTAATCAGTCTAGAAAGGAAGAATTAAACTATCAAGTTGATAGATGCCTGACTTATTGTAATGCTAAAGGATTATCAGTAAATAAAGTTTATAAAGAAGTTGCTTCTGGAATGAATGATAATAGAAAAGAATTTTGGAAGATGCTAGATTCTAATCCTACTAGAATTGTAATTGAAAATAAAGATAGACTAACTAGATTCGGATTTAACTATTTGGACAAACTGTTGCTTCGCAACGGTTGCAGCATAGACGTAATGAATCCTAATTCTAACGATGAACAAGATTTGATTAAAGATTTAGTTTCAGTGATTACATCATTTTGCTGTAGACTATACGGTCTCCGTAGAACGAAAAAGAAAGTTCAACAAATTAAAGATTTGGTTCACATGAATCAAGAAGTTAACTAAATACTTTTATGACCACCGTTAATGAAAAATTGAACCAAGCAGAAGATGTAGTAAGAGCATCTAGACTGTCTCTGAAAGAGACTAATGCTTCTAAGTTAGAAA